AAGCATATACAAAATCGTCTTGAGGGAAGAAGTCTCTTAAAGATGGATGATCTTTCCTATGGTTATCCACAATCACGGATAATAAATCCCTTCTCTTTTTATTCATGTCAAAAAAGTTTGGAACTTTTATTGTGTAATTAAAAGAACAAAAAGTGTCATACCAAAAATTTTTAATCCCTAGAAGTTTAAAGTATTGATTCCAATGTAAAAATTCAATCTCTAATTCTTTAACTCTAGCTGGTTCACAGTAAGAATATTTATTCAAACAATCAGCAATATAATCAATAGCTTGTGCATCTGCTCCCCACTGTTCTGGGTTAGCGTCTTTACCATTAATATCCTTTAAAAATATGTGTTCATACTGGTATGTTTCTTTTACCCAAAAGTCATACCTATTGACCGATGTTGTTCCCCACAACACATATATCTTTCGTTTCTGTTGATATATCTCTTTAAATTTTTTAGAAGCAAAGAATTTTTTTGCTACTCTAAACTGTTTGTCATTACTACTACCACCCACACCAAAGTTTATATGGTCAAAATCAAAATGTTCTACAACACGCCTTCTCCAACCATTTTCCCAACATAAGTCTGGATCATGTTGAATTCGTTCATATTGTGGTTGGTTCATGCCATCTTTGTAGGCAGATCCCTCACCAAAAGTCCAACTATCACCAAATGTAATAAGGAGATCTTTCATCACGATATAACAAGTATATTTTATTTAGAGACAAAAAAAGAGACCCTTGCGGGTCTCTGGAACAGATTGTGAATCCGATGGATCACATGAGGTTCTTGATCTGAACTCTTCTGTAGTAACGGTTCTGGTTGACCTTGAGGCGACCCAGACCTTGCTCGGTTCCTTCTGCGAAGGGGTTTGCAACAAGACCATAACGGGTCTTGAAGCCGATCTTGGGTTGGAAGGTGTTCTCGCCAACTGCACGTACCATCTGGAGAGGTACATATGGGCAGTAGAAGAGACCTGCGTCGTAAGGAGAGGTGCCCTTGTAACCGACAACGTAGTACTGCTGAGCAGCAACGTTTGCAGCATAAGGATCGATGTAGACTCTGTACTTACCAAGCAGAACACCAGCGAAGGTGTTACCAGTGTCATCAACGTTCAGGTTAGCGTTGAGTGCAGGGGTGTAGTCGAGTACGCCAGCCATGGACAGTGCGGATGCAACGTCGGCGGAGCACATGATTACATTGCCCTTTCCTCTACGAGTTCTTTGTGCGATTGCGTTAGCATCGCGCTCGATTTGGAACAGCAGACCCTTGAACTTCTCAACACTCCAGCGACCGTTGGAGTCGATGTCGAGGTCGAATACACCAGCAGTTGCGGTGTTTGCAGCAGCACCTTGCTCAGCAACCTTGTAGATGGTTCTGATGACTTCGCGGTTGATCTCAGCAAGAATCTCAGTGGAGAGAATGTTTGCGAGTTCCGCTTCAGCGTTCAGACCGTGGATTGCCTTCAGGTCCTGTGCAAGCTCAAGGCTGTATTCTGCCTTCAGTGCTCTGGACTTGGCTTCAACGAGAACCTTCTCGATGGAGAATGCCATCTCGTTGAACTGATTGCCTGTGCCATTGCCCAGGTTCTCAGCATCACCAGTCTTCATGCCCTGACCAACGTTGTAGCCAGTGGAAGATGCAGTACCAACGGGGTTCAGGAGACCAGGGTTAGAACCAGCTTGGCTGGTAGTACCCATACCTGCAACGCCATCAGAGAATCCGCTTGCCTCATCAAGACCATCGTCCTGACCAGAGAATGCAGTATCTGCTTCGTTGAACAGTGCTTCGGTTCCGCTCTGATTGGTGTAGCGGGAACGCATTGCGAAGATCAGTCCAGTAGGACCGCTCATTGGTTGAACGCCTGCGAGGTCATAAGCGACCAGGTTAGGCATTGCGCGTCTGATCAGGGAGATCAGAACAGGGTCGAAACCAGCAACAGGACCGCCTGCAGCTGCGTCTCCACCGAATCCACCACCAGCACCAGCAGCGTTAGCAGCGTTGGTTGGGGTTTCGTTCAGGATTCCGCCTTGGAATGCTTGTTGTTCACGGAGGAACTTTTCTTGGTTTTCTAACAGGACAGCGGTTACTGCTCTTCTGTGGTTATCCTTGATAGGATCAATACCATCATAGTCGAGAAGTGGTGCCCACTTTTCCTGCAGATGCTCGGATTGGAACATTTGCTTTTACCTTAGTTTACGTTTGAATCGATAATTAAGAAATCACTTTTTGCTTACAGCACCGAGTGTTCTGAGATAGTTATTCATGTAATCAGGTGCATGACCTGTTGCATCAATATCTACTTCCTCAGAGAGGTTCTCAGTCTGCGCTTTTGGAGCTTTCTTTGCTGCGAAGTAGGACTCCTTCAGCATCTCCAGTTTTTCACGATATGTTTTTGCACTTTCAAACTCAACACTTTCGGCAAGTGAGGCGAGCTTCTCTTTTTGACTGAGGGCAAGACCTTCAGCTACTTCATCAAAGATACCATCTGCAACCGACTCGGAGAGGCGGGAATTCAGGGTGATATTCTTCTCAATCTGCTCGTTGAGTTTTGTCTCCATTTCATCAAGTTTTTCTACCATGCTCTCAAGTACATCATATTTCTCTTCAGGGATGGATACATAATGTTCTTCAAAAAGACTCTTCATGCCAGAAAGGAAGGATTCGGACATTTCTGCCTTCAGACCGCTCTCAATGGCGAGTCTGTTTTCGGTAACCCATTCCTCAGCTACGTACTCAAGATAAGAATCTACTCTTTCAGTCAGAGCAGACTTGATCTCAGTAACTTCTTCTACGAGGCGCTCCTCGTATGCTTCGTCATAAGCGGCAATCATTCCTTCCTTGATCTCCTCGACCTTGGAACGGAGTGCTGCCTCAAAGATGGTGCGAGCTTTTTCTTGGAATTCTTCCGAGAGCTCTTCACCTTCAAGAAGGGCGCTGACATCTTCAGAGACATCAAACTCCTCTTCTTCTTCGATCTCTTCTGCCTCAGCGACAACTTCCTCTTCGGACTCTTCCTCTTCAGCAACAACCTCTTCCTCGGTTTCGGTTGCTTCTTCTTCGGATACGACTTCTTCTGCTTCTGCGGTTACTTCCTCGTCTTCTTCGATTACCTCTTCAGAATCGAGTTCTTCCTCTTCCTTCATACCCTTCATTGCATCCGCAGACTTAGCGCCTTTGTTTACAACGTCGCGTACCTGCTTGAGGGTTGCGCCTGGGGTTTTCAGTTTAGCTGATTCGTCGTCAGACTTATAGTTGTCTGGAGTAGGACCACCAAGATCTTCATACGATCCCGTCTGACCTGCTACTGCGCCAGGAGCAAGCTTCTGCATGGGATCGCCTGCCTTTGCACCAGCATTGACAGCGGTCTTGGATTGAGTTGTGCCTGCTTCCATTTCCTGTAAGTTGTTGTCACTAGACATTTGAGACTCTCCGATTAACCTTTGTAATTTAATCTATATTTATTTATTATTTTTAAAAGTTGAACTGTATATATAGCGTCTTAAAGATTATTCAGGAAGTCATTGAACAGGTCCAACTTCTTCTCTTCTAATACCCTTTGTCTAGATGCTGCTTCAATTCTCATTTGTGTTTGTTGAGCGAGTTTTTCGCGGAGGATACCTCCATCCCAAACCCATTCTTTACCCTCCATGATGCCTTGAACAAAAGCATCAGGAGCAGATGGATCAGCAACAATGTCAGCAGCAGTTGCTAACATGAAGTCTTCACCAACTTCCTTGTAACCCGCCTTAACGTTATCTCTCAAAGAACCAATTCCACGAGAAGACACGCCGAGTGTTACGCCATCTTTGAGAAGTGCTTCTGCAATTTTACCCATAGGGGTATGCAGAATCTGTGCTTTACCAATGAAGTTATTACCTTCTTGCTTAAGCTCAGTAATCTTGTGCGATACTCTATCGAGGTTTACGGTTGGACCATCAGGATGACCCAGTTCACCAAGTGCTCTGCCCTTAGCAACATAATCTTTAGAATATCTCTTCACCTCTCTTTCCATGATTGGAAAGGGATACATTCTACCGTTACGGTTGACCATCTCACTTTGAAGGAACACGCCCTTAATGAACATGTTCTTCTTACCATTAACGGTCTCAGTGAGAACTTCAACCTTCTCAATCTCTTCTCTTATCAGTTTCATCGCTGAACGTAATCGAGTATTTAGTTATTTATTACGGTTCAGTCTTCGACCTCATCTTCGCCATCAAACATACTGTTTGACACCTCAGGTCTCAGTGCTTCTACCTTCTCCGAAGTCTTTGCATAGAGCAAATCTTTGATCTTATCAGAGACGTTCGATGGAGATTCGTCACCGATGATCATATCTAAAATGTCGTCCATTGTTACAATGTGGATTACCCAGTTATTTAGGATAAATATCAGTAAAGACTTTTTGTGATGGATGGGTTCCCTCATATCTACTATACGAATGTAGATCGTAAAGTAGATAGAAAGAAGTATATGGAATCTCAATTTGATTCCCTTGGATTATCATATACAAGGATAGAGATGCTATCCTGTCCTAAAGATGGTCCACCAAAAAATTTTTTAGACAACCTAACAGGTAATTATCCAGATAACTGCTCACAGTGGATTAACTGGTATGGATCTTTGTTGTTTGATTTTTTTGAAGAGTGGTTGGCAACAGATGAGGATTATCTTCTTTTTATGGAAGATGATTACGATTTATCTTTAATGAAGAAGTGGCACTTCACTTGGGATGAATTTATGAGTAGAATTCCGTATGACTGGGATTCTATACAGTTGGGATTTGAGTCTCCAGACATAATACCTTTTTATCTTCATCCAACTAAATCACAATACTCATTAGGTGCTTCCTTACTTAATAGAGACTACGTAGAGAAGTTACTTAATCTACACAAACCTTTAGGTAAATATAAGTTTGATTATACGATTGCCAATCACATTTATATTGATAGAGATTCTGGAATACACGACGGTCTTGAATATGTTGCAACTTCTGGTAGTCCAGACTATTATATAAATCAATCTGGGAAAAGTTATTCGATACCTTTGATTCCAATAAATCCTTACCTTGCTGGCATTAGCCATCAGGGTCCATTTGGTAAATTAAAATGGGAACCAAAACTCAGCTTTGTCAAATGTCATGAAGCATATCATGAGTGGTGGAATAATGATAGAGATAAATTTTCTTTAGATGATTTTTTTACTTATAGTAAAGATAATGATGTTCTAATGGAGAGAGACATCTCCAGGTGGGACGATAAATATTTTTACGATCTAGCAATGAAAAATAATGAAGGTATACTTGTTCCAACCTCAGCACGAGATTACAATTAAAGGAACAAAAAATTACTGGTTACCATATGCTGCTGGTTGTCTCTGGAGTTATGCAAAACAACAGATACCAGAATGTGAACTAGGAGAGATTGTATTTAAAAGAGAGAGCATTAATAAAGTCCTCGATAGAATAAAAGATCCTGATGTTTGCGCTTTTAGTACATATATTTGGAATGAACAATATAATCTAATTCTTGCAGAGGAGATTAAAAAAAGATATCCAAAATGTGTTATTGAATTTGGTGGACCACAAGCAACAAGAGGTCTAGTAGATAGAGAGTATGTAGATACTGTTTTACTTGGAGAAGGTGAGCAAGCATTTGTTGATCTTCTCAATAGGATAAAAAACGGACACTCAATACCACCAGTTTATGAACGACTTCAATTAGAGAACTTAAGTTATACCAGTCCATATGAATCTGGAATCTTTGATGATATTGTAAATCAATATCCAGAATATAATTGGGCAACTTTAATTGAAACCACCAGAGGTTGTCCTCATCACTGCACTTTTTGTGATTGGGGAACCTGGATGAATAAAATTAAAAAGTTTGATCTTGACCAAGTGGAAAGAGATATTAATTGGATGTCCACACATCGAGTTGGATTCCTAATGGTGGCAGATGCAAACTTTGGGATATTTGCGGATAGAGATCTTAAGATTGCAAAGATGCTAAGAAAAGCAGCAGATCATCCAGATGCAATCATTGATGACCTGACTGTTCAATATACAAAAAATGCAACAGATGTTGTCTTTGATATTAGTGAGGCACTTGGTCCATATGATAGACGTGGTGTGACTATGAGTGTTCAGTCTATGAATGGACCTACTCTCCGTGCAATTAAAAGGCAAAACAATAAAAGGAATGCCGAGTTTGTAAAGAAAGCAAGAGAACGTAACTTAAATGTATATACTGAATTGATTTTGGGATTACCTGAGGAAACTTTAGAATCCTGGAAAGATGGTATATGTCAACTTCTTGATTGTGGGCAAGATAGTATTGATGTTTGGTTTTGTCAGGTATTTGGTAATACTGAGTTAAATTCTAATAGAGATAAGTATGGTATTAAGGTTGTTAATGCTGAGGACTATGTGTCATTCACAAATAAAGAAGATAATGTAAAAGAAATTGTTGAGATTATCAATAAAACAAATTCAATGACTACAGATGAAATGATAGAGGCATATCTCTACTCGTGGATGATTATACAATTACACATCAACGGATACTCTGAGATAATCTCAGACTATTTGAATAAAGAGTTTGGAGTTAGTTATCGTAAATTTTATGATAATATATTTGATACATTGGGTAAAGATTATAGTTCTCTTGGAAAACACTTTAGAGAGTTAAAAGAACGAGTATCTAGCTATTTGAAGAATGGAAAAATTTTGTCTGATAAAGATACTGGGCATACTCTTGAATTGAGTATGGGAACCGACTTTGAATTCTTCTGGTCCCATAAAGAAGTAGTCATCAACTATATTAGGAATTGTTGTGGAATGTTTATTCCAGACGATATTATGGAACTACAAAGAAGTTACATATATAATCCAAATATAGACTACCCTCAACATGTTGGAGAATATTTGGTAGATAATGCTAGAATGGAAGAAGAAAGAGACGATATCTGGGTTTTAAAAAGAAAGAATCTTTTAAAAAATAAAATCACAGCACTATGAGAAACTTATACATGTTCCAACCGCAGTATGCGGTAGAAGTCAGAAAGGAAGACACGTATTGGTTACCTTATAGTGTTGGTTGTCTCTGGGCATATTGTTTACAATATGGTGATGTTGCTAGTGGATATCACTTAAAAGATTTTATTTTTAAAAGAGAGAACCCAGAAGAACTCGTTGCTAGATTAGAGAACCCAGTAGTTTGTGCATTCAGTACTTACATTTGGAATGAGCAATACAATTTACATGTTGCCAAGTTGATAAAGGAGAAGTATCCAAACTGCGTTATAGAATTTGGAGGACCTCAAGCAACCGAGAAACTTGCAAAGTATGACTTTATTGACTGTATTATTATCTCTGAAGGTGAGCAATCATTTTTAGATCTTCTTAGGAAGATAATAATGCATGAACCTTATGAGAGAATCTATAAAAAAGAAAGAATAGATGACCTGGACTTTCAAAGCCCATATCAATTGGGAGTATTCAATAAAATAGTTGCAGACAATCCTGACGTTCTTTGGTCTATGACGATAGAGACCAATAGAGGTTGTCCTCACAGATGCACTTATTGTGACTGGGGTGGAATGACTTATCAAAAAGTTAAGCACTTTGGATTAGAAAGAATCGAACATGACATTGATTGGGCAGCAAGACATAATGTTGGATTCATATTCAATGCAGATGCAAACTTTGGAATGTTCAAGGAGAGAGACCTTGAGATTGCCAAGCTCTTCAGAGATGCAGCAAATCGTGGTAAAATAGAAGCGATTAATGTTCAGTATTCAAAGAACTCAACCGAAGTCATCTTTGAGATTGCTCAAATTCTTGGTGATATTAGTAGAGGAGTGACACTTAGTGTTCAAAGTATGAATGAACCGACTCTTAAATCAATTAAGAGAAAGAACATGAGTATCAATAAAATTTCTGAGCAAATCGAGAAGAGTAAAAAATATGGCGTAAAGACATATACTGAACTGATACTTGGATTACCTGAAGAAACCTTAGATTCTTGGAAGGATGGATTTTCTCAGATACTTGAGTGTGGGCAACATGAATCTATAGATGTTTGGTTCTGTCAAATGTTTGGTGATACTGATTTAAATAGTGCCCTGTCAAGAGAAGTTCATGGCATTAAAACTATCAAAGCTGAAGACTATATGTCCTTTAGTAAAGATGATCATGGAATTAAAGAAGTCATTGAGTTGATCTCGGAAACCAACACAATGACTAATGACGAACTTATTGAAGCATATCTTTACGGGTGGTTAGTCATTCAATTTCATATTGCAGGATATACTCAACTTGTTGCAAAACATCTCAATAGTCTTGGAATGGGGTATCGGTCTTTTTATGATAAACTGTTCGATTACATAAAAAATGATCCTGGTGTTATTGGGGATCACTATAGGGAAATTGAAAGATCTGTGTCTCACTACATGAAGACTGGTAAAATCTTAGATCAAGGTAAACATGGACACACTCTTCATGCTGCAAGTTTTGCCTTTATGTTCAGAAATAAAGAAAGTATTTTTGATATTCTATCTGATTTAAATCTAGTCACTGAAGATACTTTAAAACTCCAAAGGGCATTTATTTTTGATGAAGACACTGAATACCCGTATCAAATTCAATGTGGTAAAGATACTTATGCGGTAGACACAGAATTCAAGGAATTCGATAGAAACGATCCTCACACTGTGTTTATTTTGAGACGTAAAGGTTTACTAAAGAATCAACTGTGTAAGGTTTGAACGCTTCCACTGCTTCGTCCCATAAGATTCTCCTCTCATAAGGAGTATTTTTATCCATCAGTGCAATAGTAATAGTGAATCTCTTATTGTCTGTTGGATTATGTGAACTATGGAGAGGACCCACATTCACTAAACTTGGTGTAGATACATCTGCTTCATATTGTAAGGTAGAGTATTGCTCTCTGGTTACAAGAACTTGCCCATGATAGTGGTCATTAGTTCTATCACCCACATTATATTCACTTCTCTCTGGAATTTGAGTAGAGCAAACTTGCTCTGCACTAGTACTGACTCTCATTACCATATCGGACTTCCACCATCTCATGGTACTACCTTCACCATTAAATTGAAATATTAGCTTTGCCCAGTCAGCATAGTAAACATTATCGGAGTGAATTACTCCATCATCATGTGGTGGAGTATAGAAAAATTCAATCCATGTAGAGGTAAATCCCATACCCTCTAACCATGGTTTTATTTTATCGTTGCCAAGATCTTTAAACTGTAATTGTTTATGAAACTCTGGCCAACGTATTCCTTCTGTTCTATATTTTGACACGTCAATATTGGGGACATAATCCCCAATATCCAAAAACCTATGATATGAATTCATAATTAAACTATTTCAGGTGCTTCTGTACTTCCTCCGTCTTTTACTCCATCAAGATTTGGTTCTTGAATTGGGTCTCCCAAGTCTTCACCCCCAGCGGGAACTGGTTCTCCTGTTGCAGGATCAATAGGTGCATTAGGATCAGGAATAATTCCTGCAGCAATCTCTTGCTTGATCAACTTGTCCTGTTCGATAATCTCTTCATCGGTCTGACGAAGAATTTTACGGCGGACATAATCTTGAGAGTAATACTTACCAATGTAAGGTTCTGCGGTTGCAGCAATATTCAGTCTCTCAGTCATCAACTCCGCATCTTTGAGTTCAGAGAAGTGATTATCATAAAGGAAATCATATTGAATGTGCTCTGACATCGTATTCCAATCTTCTGGAGATACGATGTTCTTAAGGATCAACTGAGTTTTGAGAAGATCGTTGAACATAGCAGAGAATCTCTTTCTCAGTCGTCCAACAAACTTAGTGAACTTCAGTTCATCTCTAAGAATTTCAGAGGAACGACCAAGATTGAATCCTTCTTGACCACCAATTCTGGATGTGGGAACGTTCAATGAACGATAGAGTTTTTCTTGGAAGTATTTGATATCAGACAATTCTCCAAGATTCTGACCTCCAGGAAGAGTAGAGATCTCCGTTCCACGACCACCTTCACGTCTAGGAAGCCAGAAGTCTTCCAACATAGACATGAACTTCTTGTCGTCACGGATCTCTCCAGTTTGAGCATCGTATACAAGTTTGTTGCGATATCTCATCATCACATCACGGAGATACTGTTCTGCCTTCATCTTAGGCAGATTACCAACATCAATATAAAAGATACGACGCTCAGGTGCTCTACTCAGACGATAGATAACCAAAGAGTCTTCGATCATACGAAGTTGATTAAGACCTTTGATTGCCTTATGCAAATATGAGAGAGTAAGATTTTTATTGCGATCTACCAATCCAGACGTACAATAGGTGATCGAATCTTTTGCAAACTTAATTCCTTGAGATGCTTGATTGGATCCTCTGTTTGCGATAGAACCAATCTGACTTGTAGATTGATTGTAGATAAAGTATTCTTGAATATTTGGGAACCCTGCATCTTTAGGATCCTTCTCAGCATTTGGTTGATATCTAATATCTTCCTTCTTTTGCTTTCCTGCCTGACGAACAAAACGCATCTTCAGCGCATCAATGTATCTCAGTTCTTGAATACCATCACTGGGGTTTTTGAGATCAATTACTTTATGATAATAAAGTCTACCATCTACATACCAGTTCCTGTAGATCTCATGTGCTTTTTTATCAAAATCAAGCAATTCAAGAAGGTACTTGAACTCCTCTCTGATTTTTTTCTTAAGACCATCACTTGCATTCAGATTAGATAATTCAATCTGAACAGGACTATCATTTGTATCACTTACGATTGCTTCGTTAACAATATCTTCAATCGCACCATCCACCTCTGGATGCAGTGCCATCTCTCTATAACGTTTAATTAGATCATATTCAGATCTGTAGACGCCCTCAATGTCAACATAAGAACCAAAAAATCCACTCGTCAGATAATGATCTACCCCGTCCTCATTATTCTGAGGAACGGGGGAGACTGCACCTTTCGGCTTATTATCACCATCTTCGATGGAAAAACCAAATAATTTCGCCATTATAACTTGGGCGTAAAACTGTTAGTACTATTTATTATACAACAAATAGCACTAACTTAGATCAACTGATGATTGTTCCAGTTTGATCACCTTCTCCAGCAGCCCAGTATTGTACCTGGAAGTCAACTGTAAACTCCTCTGGAGTATCAGTTGATTCATAAGACAGATCAATCTGACCAACATTAGTTGGGAAGATATCATAGAATCTGTAGGTTCTAAGAGGTGCCTCGTATTGAGTGTTCTCTCCACCATGACCAGTGGAGTTCTTGCTAATACCTCTACCCAGTTGATGAACAAATGCATCAACCATGTAGGAACTTGGGTTGGTAGCGCCAGTTGCGTTATCCAACTTGCTAAGCATGTTCATCCACTGTTCCATTGCTGTGCGGATTTTGAAGTCCTCATCGTTAATGATGGTGACAGTCCACACATCGAAGGTGCGATCTCCCGCAACCTTCAGAACTCTTCCTCTGAATGGAATTTCGATTTGAGCAACATTAGAAGCAGGTAATGCTGCTGCCTTTGCCATGAAGCTGAACTTCTCTCTAGTTTCATTGTCCCAGTCTCCCGCCACGAAGGCGGGGAAGCTTGGAATTTCAACCTCGAACAGGTTGGGTCTAGCAGCGCCACCTGCTAATTTTGATTTAAAGGCGCTGATAGTTCTGATTGCGCGTGCCATTTGTTAGATTCCTCCGTGTTTTAATTATCAAATAGATCAGACTCTACCAGCGACTTCTTCAAAGGAGACGCCAGTTCTGGTAGCAACAAACGTCAGTGTGACGTAGTTAATCGACTTAGCAGGCTTCAGGAAGATGTCTGCTCTGAACTCGTTGTTATCAATAACATCAGGTGTGTTATTGGTCTCATCACAAATGACCAGATAATCATAGATTCCACGCTTCGCTTGAATATCGCGAAGATATGGTTCAACGATGTTCACGAAGTTAGATCTTGTGATTTGATCGTTGAATTCAAAGAGTTGTGCTTCCGCTGCTCTCTGCAGAGATTGCTCAACTGTGAGGAACAGGCGGCGAACATTGATTCTATCGAATGCGGACGCATATGCGAGCGCGGTCTTATCACCAAAGAGGAGTACACCTGCACCAGACTGATTAACAACAGAGTTAATTCTTGCAGAATACAGAGCGTCTCTTTGTGCCTTATCAGGATTGTATGCAAGTTTAATTGCATTCTTGATAATACCTCTTTGCTGACCCGCTGGGGAGAACCATGGGTATGCAACGATATTTGTGCGGCACATCAAACCAGCAATGTCTGCATTACATGGTACATAACGGAAGAGATTGTTAAATCTGTCATAGGTGTACTTGTAACCACTATCAAAGATTGCATAAGATGAGGAAGTTAGTGGTCCGAAGAACTGAAGCAGATTGTTTGTCTGTACAGATGGATTCGTAAGGTCTACGATAGATGCTCTATGAGGAGAGATTACCGCAACACAATCCTTTCTACCATCTGCGATGGAGATCAAACGATTTGCTTTTGCTTGGCTATCAGTAATTGAATCGCAACCAGGACCCATGATGAGATAATCAACTGCAACATCCTCTTTGTTATTGAAGAGATCGTATGCTGTGATTATATCTCCAAGAGATGCCTTCAGATTACCTTGAGAAGTGTAATTTTTACCGTTCTCAAGAACATATGAAGCAGCACCAATAGAACTAAAGGTTTGACCCTGTGCATCTTTATCCCATTGAAGTTGTGAGATAGCAGATGGAACACTGAATGTTGTTGCTGGATCTGCACCCTGATAAATGGTTGCAGTTGCTGCTTCAGTAAATACAGTCGATGTTGGGAAGGTATTGTGGTAATTATCGTTATTTGTACTCTGATTACCTCCAGCGTAGAGATATTCGGAGAAGTTTGCTAGATAATTCTTATACCAGATCTTTTGAGGAGAATTAACCTGAGATACTGCATCTTTTGCCTTAGACAGAGCAACGTGCTTCTCAAGGATATTACCTCTTACACCAGTTACAGATCCATCATCGTCAACAACAACGACGTGCAACTCATCATTTTCAGCATTACGCTCAGCAGAATATGCAGAAGTTCCTGGTTTTGGTGCAAGTGTGCTCCAGTAAATCGTGGAATTCTCCAAACCTAATGTTTGAGAATTGTACCAGTCATCAACACCAGCAATTTCGACTCTAGAATCTGCCTGAGTGATTTCAAGAACAATCTTGTCATCTCTAAGTGCAGAGATTGTCATAGTAGCATCATCACCTGGGGTGACACCACCAATTACATTACCTGGAATAGTAACTGTGCCACCGTTTGCATAAGCAAGACCAGTGTTTGTTGCAGTTACAGTTCCAATTCCACCAGATGCATCTCTGTAAACATTGAAGGAGACGCCAGAACCAACTGTGCTTACGCCAGCAACACTCAGGTATACACCATTAGATGCTGCAGGGACAGTAGTGGAAGTTGTGAGACCAATTGTCTTAATAGCACCTTGATGGAGATCAAAACCACCAACAGAAGAACCACCGATAGATACGGTCTCACCTACAGTGTATCCTAAACCTGCATTTACCAGTACGACACCAGAAGCATCAACATTACCATCTGTATTGTTTCTTGTAATGGTGAATGTTGCTTGACTACCAGAACCAGAAGAAGTTCCTCCTACACCAGTATAGGATTGTCCTTGCTCACCATTGATAGGAGTAGATGTTGTGATTCCAACTGTAGCAATAGAGTCTACTGGAGAAGCAACTAATCCATTATTATCGATGAAGCTGATTCTTTGACCTTTTAAGAAGGAAGAATATGCACTATTCTCAGTGTAAGGAACTCTGTAGTGTCTTCCTGGTTGTGTACCACCAGTAGATACTCTGGAGTGAATCTTAACAGTAACTGCAGTTAATCCAATCTCTGGAGTGTCAACAACTTGAGTTACGACTCCCTTCAGATATCCAGTAAAGGCTTGAGTTGTTCCTGCTCCAGGAATTACCTGTCCACTGATGTCAACGGTGACACCGTAACCAACTTGAGCACCAACAGAAGCACCAGAAGTTGTTCCAATACCGAGGATTTGGTCACCTAAGTCGTCAATGACGCAAATCTTAAGGTTATTTGCCCAAGTTCCTGGGTTCTTTGCTGCATAGTAGAAGTTGGATGCTGCAGTAGCATAGTTGCTATTGTAGTCATCAAAATTCTTGATCTTTGTGTCTGCCAGTGCGGATGTTCCAATACCAACGTTAGCATTGGTCAGGTTTGCTCCATCAGTACGAACTACTTTGAGGATACCACCGTACTGTAGATATGCAGATCCAGACATCCAGTATTCATACTGATTGTCCTCTGTTTTTGGTTTGCCGAAGTTGTTGATGAATTCTTGCTCGGTAGATACCGTGATTGGTTCATTAACAGGTCCACGTTCAAAAGGACCCGCAATACCTCCAATATTATCAAGAACGTTCTCAGCTCTTCCTACGGTTAAGTCAACCTCTCTAGTTAATACACCAGGAGATAATTGAGGAGTCGCCATGGATTCTGTCTCCTTGTAAGTCTCAGTTTATCTGAAAATATTTAGGAAAAAGGGCATTTACGCGGGGAATTTCAGCGTGAACTACCAATCTGGGTACTCCCAAGCATTTGAAGACTTCTTGACTCTCTTTTTTGTACACTCTTTGCATTCATATGAGAATGATGAGGGAATCGCCCCTCGATCCTTTCTGGTTCTGTAAAATCCTTCTATAAGATTCTTTCTCTCACCACAAGTTCTACACTTCCTATCATGTAGAAGTAGATGACCAAATTTTACCTGATCATCTAAGTCCATTATTTTTCTGCTGCATACAATGCAAACGTTGATGTTGTAATAACTGTCATCATATTAGCAATGTGCTGTTTAGTGTCAGAGTCACATTTATTGACCATGGGAAGGAAGCATCCTACTATAGTTACGCCAACTATTCCTAACTGGAATAGAATGACAATCTTTATTAGGTTTATAACCTGACGTTTGGTATCCATTATCTATAATCCCACATGTAAGACATATCGCCATACTCATCAGTATGCCAACGATCACCATCTGCATCTACAAATGAAGTTGAATCTAAACCATCTTCAATAAAACCAAATGGTGCCATGTCTTGTTCTATTTGATTTTTCTGCTCTTCATATAATCTCTTACGAACATCCTGATCAGTTAATTCTTTAAAGTAATCTTGCTGAACTAACCAGGCATAGATAACCAAACACATTGCTAAGTCATCATTACATCCATCTTCTGCCTCAAATGAATTGTGCTTTTGAATGAATGTAGTAAGTTCTGCAATGACATCATAGTCCTTGAAGATCAACTTATCTTCTTCAATCAAAGTCTTAAGGTTCAAGCATCCAACCTTCTTAACAGTCTTAGACATCTTGACACCAAGTTGTGTCTTCTTACCAGAGAATCCTTGACCAACAATCTGTCCCGCTCTGCCTCTCATAGAACACATCAGAACATTTTCATATTCTAAGTCAAAGTTTAGAATTGCAGCAACCTGATCTCCAACATCATTGACTTCACATAATACATATGCTTTATTATAATTATCCGCTACTTCTTTAATGATGCTGGGGAATAGCATCGGTTTGATTTCATTATTTCTATACTTACATACTAATTGGTGTGGAAATGATGTGATGTCAATAACAGTAAATGCAGAGTAGTCACCACCGACTCCTCTTGCAACGTCAACAGAGATTACATAATTGTGATCAGGTATTACATCCGTAAATACATCTAATCCTTGGTGTGATATTGATGGTTGTTCATAAACCATCGTTCTTAATTTGCTTGGAGCAATCAGAGTGTCAACAGATCCGAGAAATTCACACTCAAACTCAACTTTGAACTGTTGCTCAGAAGTGTTTGCAATCGTCTGCTTCTTCCACTTCTCATCTCTACCTGGAACATCACTCCAGTGAACTTCTGTCGGAATATATTCGTTCTTCTCTCGCTCTGCATCATGCCAGAGTTTATAGAAGTGATTCATACCGTGAGGCGTGCTCACGATAATAACTTTGGTATTTTTACCAGATGAAATTGTAGGATATACTGAACTGAAGAATTGATCAGCGATGTGATTTGCAACGAACGCAAATTCGTCCAGGAAGATGATGTTATAAGATCCACCACGAACAGCAGATGCTGATGTTGATGCAGCAATAATCTTTGACCCGTTCTCTAATTCAAGAGATGCTTTGTTCCAGGTCAAAACACCCTGCTGTAACCAGCGAGGTAAATTCTCATATGCAGTCTGCAATCTATCTAACAGGTCTTTAGCAGTAGACGCCTTGTTAGCAAGGATTGCAATATTTACGTTGTCGTTAAAGATTGCATAGTGAAGAAGGTAAGACACAACAATCGTTGACTTACCAGACTGTCGGGGTAGTTTACATATGTTAAATCGGTTATGATGGAATCGATCCAACATAACCTTTTGGAATTCATATGGTTTGAAATTTTGCAGACCATAATCCAGAGTAACAATCTGGATATAGTTCATTGCAAAGTAGACTGGATCATCAATACACTTTGCAAACTCAAGAACTTGTTCTTCTGTAAATTCTTGAGTTGTATTTGCTTTTTTTAGAAGGGGATTACCAAGATAATGATCAACAGCCATAATTCAATTAATTAAGTATTCAAAGTCCAGTTTCAGACCCACCAACTTGTGTTCCTAAAAGAGTTGCTGCTCCTCTCAAACCTTGACCAGCAATCAAATGAATTAAAACTCCACTTGATGCAGGGACACTTATAGATCCGAGATTGGCGTCATCAGCAGCGTTACGAAGAGTCACAGTAGATGCGCTGGTATCAGTATTAGACACCCATACCGCAGTTGCTGATGTAAATTTTGTTGTGCCTGTTGCTAATGCAGTGGCATCTCCTAAGATCTTCATTGTTCTATAGTTTTATTTTTATTTATCCTTGATACACTACTGAAGTAGCATATACGTCACTGGCAGTAGAATAAACTAAATCTGTTCTCTCTTTATGAATAATAACAGGATCTTTACCTGTCATATGCATAGATCCTGTCGTGACGCCTGCACCAGTTCTTATTTCTACTAAACGATCAGAAGAGTGACTGTGTTGAATCATTACATATTGAGCACCAATACCATCGATACTTGGTACTGATGACCCAGACCCTGCATTTACCTGTGTTGATTCACCTAAAAGTTTTACTACTTGCATCAGGAATCCTCCTTGGCGTTTCTACGCTGTTGTGCCTCATAAGACTTCCTATCAGCACGCTTTGCAGCAGTTGGTTTGTTTCTACCAGTCTTTGGTCCTTCAGCAGGTTTATCTACTTTTGTACCAACTTGTACTCTAACCTTTTGTCTAGTTGGTGGTGCTTCAGCAGGTTTATCGGAACTTCTGAGTTCTTTTCTGAAGTTATCCAACTTTTTATCAACTTGTCTTCTCCTCTCAGTCCCCTTTTTAGTTTTAGACTGCCCTAACTGTTGTCTGGTGGCATCAATTGCCTTTCTATTGGCAGCGTTGTCTTTTCTTACTTCTTTATCAGTTCTAACATCACCACTTTCCTTTCTCTTTTTAGAGATGGTATCTGCCTTCATTAGACGTGTTAACTTTGCCCGTGCTCCAGGCTTAGTCATGTCAATTCCATGTTTCTTTGCTAATTCAGATCTTCTTGCTTTCTCTTCTCTCTTGTCTTCATTAACGTCTTCTCCACTGCCACTTCCTTTGTCAATTTGACGATGGAGTTTTTTTAATCTGTCACTATGCTTACGCATTACTTTTTTAGCTTGTCCGAAGTTATCCTCTTCGTACATAAACTCTCTAAAAGTCTTCATTTTTTCTTCCTCTTCTTTTCAGTAGCGACGTTAATTGCTTTACCCTTACGATCTGGATTACCATCCTGTCGATTCTTTCTTCTGAATGCACTATCCTCTTCCTTCTTGGAGAGGTTGCGCTTCATTTTTGAAGAACCACACTTGGGTTTGGTCTTTTGTCCAGGTTGTCTTGCACAGGGTTTTCCTGAGTATTTACCGCCCAACTGAACCCAACCAGGGGTGCCATCAGAAGAGCGACTCTTGCCAAACCAGTCACGCAGAGAAGAATCACCACTTTTGTTCCCCTCTTGGACTCGCTCTTCAGCATAATTACCCTCTCTCTTTGCTTTGTCTCTAAGTGCATTAATCAACTTATTGTCACCAGGAGCATCTCCAGGTTTTTTCTTTAGGTTCTCTCTTCTCTTCTTTTCAAACTCATGTCGCTTTGCAGCAGACATTTTTTTCTTAGGCACCAGTTCTCCAGTATGAGCACCAATTTCGGTCTCATCCTTTGCCTCTGTCATGAAGTCTCTAAATGTTTTCATCAGTTACAATTCCAACGACGGAGTGCTTTGTTGATTCTGGAGTCTGGATCTCTTGCAGTTTTTGCAGAGGTCAGTCTCTTCTTCATACCCTTCATCCTGGAACAAAATGAAGATCTACGCTTAGCATCTTTGGATCCCTTCTTAAGTTCAGAAGGTTTCTTGGTGACAGCAGTCTTCAGTTTAGAACCTGGGTTCTCTTTACGATAAGCATTGACTGCCTTCTGACTCAGACCATCGGTCTTGTCCTTACGATTGACAGACTGCCAATCTTCTTTAGCAAGGTCACCAAACTTCTCACGATGCTTTCTCAGAGGTTCGGAGTTCTTACGATACTCCTTAGCAGACTCTGGTTTTTCTCCTGGATTAGTATTTAACTTTCTCTCAGAAGACTTCTTCTTGAGATCAATTGCTTCATTCTTATCAAACAAAGGTTTGCCGTCTTTACCTTTTAAAGTGTAAACACCTTTCTTGTTTCCACCTTTGCTTGGTTTTGCATAAGCAGACCCAGCATCGGTATCTTTTCCACCATGAGAAGCAAAACGATTTTCATTCGCCTGCAGTTTGGCAGCAATTGCCATCTGACGACGCTTCTCTTTGGACTTGCCTTTAAATTGAGGAGCATCAGAATCATAGAAGTCGTCAATGACTTCTCCCATATCTGCCTTTTTAAGATTTAACTTTTCACCTAATTTATTATCTTTTGCACCCTTTGCCATTCTATCGGCAATGGTTCTCTTTAGTGCTTTTTGTCTTTGGCCTTCAGGATTTGCTCTTGCTGCCGCAGCTGCTTTACGGTCTGCATCAGAACCAATCAGAGCATCAATACCTGCCTTTGCTTTATCATCACGGCGCTCTTGTGCTGCCGCTCTTCTATCTGCTCGTGCCTGACGCTTTTGCGCTTCTGCTTTAGAGATCTTACCCCTTTGTGTCGCTTTTGGACGAGGGGTTGCCTCATCCAAATCAGACTTTCCCAGGCGGTCTTCCTCCTCGGTTGCCATTTTATATCCTGCCTTAGCAACTTTGCCTGCGGTCTTTACTCCAGAGACAAATCCAGATCCAAAACTCTTTGCTGCTTTACCTGCTTTCTTAGCAACTTTTTTGGTGGTTTCGATGTCACCCTTCGCTTTTTTCATTGCTTTGTTGTGACGATCCATACCGTCAAGGACTGTCTTAGCAACCTTATCAAGAAGACCTCTCTTCTTAGGTTGCTGACTCTTAGCACTCTTGACTGCCTTCGCTCTGTCGGACTGACTCTTGAGTGCTGCCTTCATTCCAGATGGTTTGGAACTACCAGACTCAGCGTCTCTTCTTGCCTGCTTCTCCTTACGAAGTCTCTTAATTGCTGCTGCTTTAGGACCACCTTTGAGTGAACCTACTGCTTTGCCACCCTTGGTTACTGGCTCTACTCTAACGCCACCTGCTCTTGCTTCGGAGAGCATTGTATCTTCACCAAGATCATAAACAAACTCAACAAAGGATTCAAGACCCATCTCTTCGATGAGAATTGCAACACCCTCTTCATTGAGACCTTCCTCAACAAAAGCCTTAGCAGCAGTGTTTGCTACCCAACCTTCATTGAGTTCATACTCAAACTCTTCTTTCTTGGTTTTGTTGCCCCAGTTCTTAGCACCTTTCTTGCGGCACTTAACTAATGCACCAGAAGCATATGCACTTGGCCAAACACTGTAGCGTGATTTTACCTTGTGATAGCAAGCATCCTTCTCTCCCGCTGCCTCATCTACCTCTTCCTCAGAGAGATTTGGGCAGCACTTCTGACCATGAACGGGACAGTCCTTACCTTTTGGAGTTCCTGCACATTCTGCCTCTTCCTTTTGTACTCTTACAATAGGAGCATTATGGGGAGAATACTCACTTGGAAGATCAGTTCTATGGAAGTGGGTTACCTTACCACCAGGATAGACTTTTTCAATTTCTCTTTGAACATCTTCTCTCTTAGGCATGGATGCCTGAGGGAAGAACATTTTGATCATGAGAGATCTACCTCTCCACATGACAACAACTGCTAAGAGGTTACCATATTCTGCTTGAAGTCTTACTGCTTCATCAACATTCACTTCTTCTTTAGTGTCTCTAGCAGACTTGAAGTTGCGTGCCATTTGCATTGATGCCTTCTTCTGTGCTTTTGCTCTCTTAGATCCAGGTTGAGACTTTTCAAGTTCATCAGACTTTGCCATTGCACGACGACCAGGAGACATACGTGCTTTTTCATCACTACTCTTTAATCTATTATGAGTGGGAGCAGGAGACTGATACATTCCCTGATACTTTTCATCAACTTCCACTTCTTCACCTCTCATTCTTTTCGCCTGTTCTTCTTTTTCTTTCTTAATCTTCTTATCAATAGCAGCATCAAAACGCTTTTGCATTTCCTTGCTCTGCATCAGTTTGGCAACAGCGTTCTGACGCTCTGCTCCCATCTTTGCCATTTTCCTCTCGTTGTCGCCCGCTTGCGGTTGATTACCTTCATCAACAGTTTCATTTTCTTCATTTGCTTTGACGCAGTTTGGATATCTCTTACCAAACATTGTCTTCATTCCTTTTTTCTTATATCCCTTCCAGCACTTCTCAGTAATATCTTCTGGTTTGATCAGATCAACCACTTCCATAAACTTGTTACCAAAAGCATCTTCAATGGAGACGGATTCACTAGGTCCACCACCATTACCGCCGTTGCCACCTTCACCACCTTCTACAGGTTTGTCAATGCCAACTTCTTGGGGTTCATGACCACCGCCACCAAAGCGTGCAGTCATCTTAAGACCCTCAGGCATCTTCTTACACTTCTTATCAGTGTAGCAGTAGTACATACCCTTACCACACTTCTCTTCACCGAGAATGACATCAACAAGTTTGATACCAGGTACGACTTCCTCTTCAGACACTTTTTTCATGTCTTGAGTGCGTCCAGGGAGGGAAGGTCCTTTACCTTTCTTTTGCAGCATCTTTGCAGCAGTTCTTCCTTCAACACCGCCAGCGTCTGCTCTATTCTGGAGTTTCTTATCTCTCTCGGAACCCTTCTTCGCGTTAGGGTTGATTTCAAAACTAGGCATCTCTAGAAAACACTTTTTTTCTATTTATCTTCGTTTAGATTTTTAGCTTGCTGCTTAAGCATCTTTGATAACTCTGCAGTAGATCCGAAGAACATTGCATTATTAGTCACATTTGTAGGACCCTTTTCATCGGCATCCAAGTCCTTCAACTTCTTCTGAAGATCAAGTAATTTGTCAGTTGCATCAGCAACGTTTTTAATTAACTGTCCGACGACTTCAAACTGTCTTGCTTGTCCACTGTCTTGGGCGAGTTCCAACGCAGTATCCAACGCCTCTTGTCCCTTCTCAATGATGGAATAGAGGTTACCTCTCGTGTATTCATAATCCTTAGTTACATCTTCAGATTCTGAAGGTTTTGTTATCTCCTTCTTCTCCTTCTCGGGTTTTACAATCTCCGCTTCCACGTCAAATGTATCGTTAAGATCCTTAAACTTGTCACTCATACAAATTACCCACTAAACCCAAAATCATCACCAGCTTCGATTGCTGAATTGTCAGCACTGGTAATTAACATAACACCAGCACCCTCAACGTGCTCAACCGCTGTAGTTCTATACATTCCACGAGTAACTGTTAACTCACCACCATCCTTCTTCTTGACATACATTGTCTCATCATCAATAGTGATATAGGATCTTACTGGAATGTTTTGATCATCATTGATCTTAATCAAGTTACTAGCAGCAGATAAATCTTCTGCCAGGTTTGTAATAACATTTCCGTTGTATGCTTTTGTAGCAACAGGAGTTGTATATGTAATAGACCTTCTTGCTTCTGGACTTGGATCTCCAGCACCCAATCCAACAGAAACTCTGGAGATGATGTCCTTGCTGCTGTCTGGTACAGGACCAAACAGGAATGTCTTTGCAGTAAACTTTAGAGTATACAATAATACTCTTCTAGATGTATAATCTCCCTCGTAATTGTCCTCGAAGGATACACTCTCTAATGTAATTGGAATATCTCTTTTTTCACCAATAGACTCAATTAAATCAATTGACAGATTAAAATTTGGTTGAAAGTATGGTAATATTTGTTCTACGATTTGAAGAGCGTCATCATTTAAAAGTGTCATGATGTTCAACTCAAATGCCATATTATATGGCACAGGAAAGAACATTTTTTTAATATCTGTTTTATTTGTTCTGGGTGCTACAGCATATGCTTGTGTAGTCGCTAATTTGCGACTATTGTCATAGGACACCCCAGTGAACTCAAATGACATTCTTGGGAGACTAATCTGAATTGGTTTATTCAGATCAGGTTGCTGCTCTAGTCTTGCTAAGAATTTTTGAGTGGGTCCATATGCAAGAGGGACTTTAATAATCTCATTACCATCCCTATTGATTTCAATCCCATTGAACAAAGTTCCAAACGCAATCACCGTCTTCCTAAAAATCTGGTGATAAAAATGATCAAACATGGTCTATCTCCTATGGGCTACCAAATGGGTTAGATTCACTAAAGTCAAGAATCGCGTCTGCTTCCTGCTCAATGGTAACGTTCTGTGCGTAACCATTTTCAGGAACGTTAAATTTATTTAGGTCAATATTTGCGTAAGCAGCACCACTCGCTTGACCTATAATAGACTCTCCACTCTGGAACTCACCAACAATATCTTTCAATTTAAGGACCTGAGTTACAGCATTCCAAGAATTGACCCGTGCAGTTGCACTACTTGCAGAACCAACCACATCTTCATTCGTTAGATATGTACCGTAACCAACTGTATTTTGTGGTCCAGCAATTCTAATTTCTGGTACTCCTTCATAATATCCACCAGCATCTTCGATTACCAGTTCTGTGATTGTTCCAAGACCAGAGAGTCTTGCCGTAATCTTTGCATCAATAGTGGTACTCGCAATACCAGGTGCGACAACAGTTACTGTTGGAATGCCAATGTAACCACTACCACCACTTGTTATGGTTATAATTCCAACTACTCTATCTGCAATTTGAGCAGTTGCATATGCACCAGATCCCTCACCACCATGGAATGTAACTCTTGGGGCAGCAGTGTATCCCATTCCAGGATCTGCAAGAGTAACTTTTTGCACTCTAAGATTATCTGGACTTGCATCACAAAGATCTATAATACCACCAATCATTGAAGCAATACCAACTGCAGTTATGCCACCAGATGGAGCAGAACTGATTGCAACTCTTGGAACTCCAGTATATCCAGATCCTCTTCTGTTTACAATAACTCTTCTTACAGCACCATCTCTCAGAGAGGTAATTGCAGTTGCGGTAGATCCAATACCAACCATATTGAAGGTCTGAATGTAACCCGCATCTTGAGTATTATCATCAATTTCAGAGATTCCAGTATCAATCTCTTCGTCGTTGTATGCAAAGAGTTCTAATCTCAGTTCATAAACATAATTTTTTTGTAATTGCCAGAATGGTTTTTCGTGCTCAACATACTTAATCTCAAATAATCTATCACCAAGGGGGAAGTAGATTAAATCTCCTTCTTTTGGTCTAGAAGTTAATTTAGTTTTATCGATTACCGCTGCTTGTTGTTGAACAACAGATTCATATCTCTCTTTTGATATGATAATTGTTAAATCGTCAACTTCTTGAACACCAAATTTAGACAGTAAGGTTCCAGCACCACTGAATCCATCATATGTATCTACATATGCTTCAAGAGGAATTGCTGCGGTAAACTCAGACCGAGACACTTCCTCCATAACAGTTTTTTCATTTTGGTAAATTCTTGGGAGATAATAAACCTCCACTCCGAACATCTTAAGTTGCTCGTTTACCAAATCTTGGACTAAATTTTGTTCCCCAGAAGAACCATGGAGAAAGAATGGATTTAACGCCATATTATTAACCGATCATATCTAATGGTGGAAGTTCGTATGTAGAAGACATCTTGTCTATCAGAGCATTTAGCTCATTCACACCATCGTCGTAAATTTGTCTGCCATTTAATTCTGTTCCACCAGGAAGTTTTACTCCCTGGAATTTAATTAGGTTCTGACCCCACTGCTTCTTGAGTGCAGCAGTAACATACTTCTTGAGGAAAGAATCGCTCCATACTCCAGGAGAATCATTTGGATCAAGAAGTCTATAGCAATCAATCACTAAGATATCTCCAGGATCGAGGGACGACCAGTCCATATCCATGTAGAGTCTATCTTGTCTTTGATTGAATCTTATTTGTTTTTGTGTTGTAAGTAAAAAGTCAATATCAGACAATTGTCTCTTAACCATAGAATATGTTAAGAGTTCAAGAGAACTAAAATGATAAAGATCATTCAAGAACAACTGATACTTAATATTAAACATTCCACTGGAGAGACTGCTAGATCCCTCAAAATGGAATACTTTAGTAATACCAATAATCTGAGGTGGGACAGGAATAAAATTCTCAGTCTCATAGAAGTTGAATGTAGTTGGTGTTCCTCCTACATTTCCAGTTGCTTGAGTTGATGCAATACCAACTCCACCTACCTGTGCTCTTGCTCTATCAATATCTGCTTGAGTTACTTCATACTTCAAAAACGTTTGAACAACGCCATCAAAATGTCTCTCATAAAAGAATTGTAGAGAATCATCGATGATATCATCGATTTGTTCATCAGCAACATTGATCTCCAGCACAGGAGCACCTAGTTGCCTCTTTGCGTAGTCAATCAGTCCTTGTCTGCTTGCTGGAGTTGCCATTTACTTGTCCTTGTTTATTAATTGAATTAAGAGATCCTTGATTTCACTGACATCATTTTCTAATTTATCAAGTCTCTCTTTTTCCTTACTCTTCGCTCTCTTAAGATTTTTATATGTGTCATAACCTTTCTGGTCTCGATTCACAATCGCGTTTGAGTGTGAATCTCTGACCAGAAAACTATGACCTTCAACTTTAAGATACCTATTGTCCATATTATGCAAGTGCGATAACTCTGAGGTCTCTGATCCTTGGTGGATATGCCTGATTTGTAGAGGTTCCTACAAGTTTAATACTAAAGTATTTAAACTCTGGCAAATTATCAATACTGAATTCATAATCTTTGTAAATCAGATTTTGACTCTCAGATGCAAGTACATCTGTCTTAGGAACTCTCTTGTTAGGGAGACCACTACTATTAGCAAAATCAAGGATGTTTCCATTTATATCCAGATTATCATATCCAGGGAATGGATAGTAAAGTGGTTCAACTTCTGGAGAGTTACTGATAGAGTAGAACGCTCTAATGTCATTGTAACTATTGACATAACCTGCAAGAAGAACCTTGATAGAAGTTCCTGGATTCTCCAGTTCTACTGGTTTATTTGCGTAGATAAACGCAGTTGGATCTTCATTAAGGGATGCAGTTCTAGAGTCATTCTTATAATCCGTAATTGGAGCATTTACTCTATTGGAGATAAGAACCATACCAACTCGGTCAAGGTCAATAACTGGAGATACATTGCTATTTGCTGTAGACAATGTAAATGTCAGTTCCATGGACTTATTGCCAGGGAGATTATCAAGTTGTGCAAGTTCATTGACTCTAGAAGCAATCATTCTAGGTTCGGGCAGATAAGTGTCCTCGTCAAGATTGATTGTAGTTTTTTGAGTCTCTTCAAATGAGATTTCACTACCATCAACACTAGTTGCAGTAATTCCTTTAAGTTCTGCAGAAATTGCTGTTCCTGGCAGAGTCATTGTTTGAACAATAGGTCTAACTGCTTCATATTGAATGTTCTGTGTTGCGAACATCATGTCACCACCACTAGATTTGGCATTATTAATATAGAGTTTGGGAAGTCCCGAACCACTATTTCTATTAACACCATTGATAGCAGTATTAATTCTAATATAGTAAGAATCAAGAGTAATAGGTCTGTTTACAAGAGCATCTTGAAGAGTATGATCAGTATTGATTCTTCTCAAAGAGATGCCGTTGTTCTCATACTTTTGAATAGAAGTCTTCAATGGATATGTGAAGGTTCTTGTATTATCAACACCTCTGGTGATTCCAGTCAGTTGTCCTGCTGCAACGCCAGTGTAAGCGATAATTTCATCATCAAGAATTACATAACCAGGGTTAGTAGATGCAACGGATACATTCTCAAATGTTTCAAAACCAATAGTACTTGCAATACTGATTGCTCCAGAATCTGAATTTGTATACTCAGCAGTAAGAGTTGTTGCCTTAAGATCACCCTTAACACCTTTAATGTTTACAGTATTGAGGGTAGAGTGCATACCATGGTTCTTATGATTAACCTTGATGTGCAATCCATCTTCGGCAAGAGTTGCAAGTTCAAAATCACTGACTTGAATATCACCACCAGCAACAGCAACCATTGTTGTGATTCCTGTGCTTGGACTAATATACTGCAGTGGTTTGGCAGCATTAATCTCAAATTCGCCTTGAATGTTATCAATGATTAGTTCATTGATACCAGTTACATTACCAAGAGACAGTTGAAGGTTTCTTCCTAATTGATCATTACCAAAGCTACCAACTGTAAATACATCACCAACTTGGTATCCAGATCCACCAGTATTGATAGTTGCAGCGATAGCAACACCATTTGTAGCACCCTGAGCACCGATTGTGATGTCAGCAGTAGCATTTCTACCATTACCACTGAATGTAATCAGAGGTACGTTAGTGAAGGTGAATTGATTTCCATCAGATGGAGTGTAACCAATACCAGCATTAACAATTGTCAGAGCGCCTGTGGCAGATCCACCAGCACCAACATAGTCACCACTTACATTTGCATCCTTTTGAACAATAGTATTACCAATTACGAAGTTTGATGTATCAATAATATCATTGGCAGTAACAATTACACGCTTAGATTCAAATTCAAGAGCATCCTTAGTAAGGTTTGCAATTTGCTGATTACCTCTAGCAAGTTCGGGGTTAAAGAAGGAGATAGTAGCACTTTCATCAAATCCTGCAGTATAAAGATTCATCTTGAGATCTTCATACTGAGAAGCATTCCAAGTAGAACCATTCTGAGATTTGAACAGAGAACCAAGGTGTGGTTGTGCAGATACAAGAACTTGTCTAGATTCTGCTTGCAGAAGTGTACTTACGTCTACTTCGCCCATTCTGGAAATCCAGACGGTATATTCATTAGAATCAGAAAGAAGAACAACACAATGCTCTGTATTACCATTCAGATAAACTGGTGCTGGGAATACAACAGTTGTAGGAATTGTTGCATCAAAAGATTCTTCAATGTCGTCAGATTCAAGAATTACTTCACCAAATGGGTAAACTTCATTAGAAGGATATCCATTGACCATTGGTCTCAATTGTACTGTGACAGGTAGAAGTGGGTCCTTCGTTCTGAAGAATACTTCAACCTCAGTTACAAATGCTCCTGGATCATCAACAATCGAGAATGATTGCGCCAAGGGGTCTTTACCTCTTCTACGCGGTGGTCTCGGTGGACGTGGCGGACGAGGTGGACGAGGGGGTCTTGGAGGTCTTGGAGGACGTGGTGGTGGCGCAGGACGTGGCCTTGGAGGATTAGGTCTCGGTGCCGAAGGTCTTGGCCTTGGTGGTGGCGGTGGTGGCGGTGGCGGTGGAGGAGGTGGTGGCAAGACTCTAACACTAGTCTGAGTACTGTTAGTTACTGCGGTTGTCACCTGTACATCAGTTGCAGGTCTCGACTCAGATGCTGTTACTCTTTCAAATCGTGGTTTTCTGGTAGATCTAATAGTCTCTTGAACATTATTAAGAGTACCCGAAGCAAAGTATGCTTCTTCTCCACTCGTGACAGTAAGACCACCAAGATTACTATTAACAGAACTGCTGGTAAGTCTGAATACCTTTGTGCCTACTTCAAAGGTTGGATTTGTTGGATTATTTGGATTTGGAATAAAGAACGTACCAATTACCGTTCCAATTCTATCAGTTACTAATTTAACATCAATAACTTCTGCTTCACCATTAGCACCTCTAAGGCGCATACCAGTTCTAACCCAACCAGTATAAAGTGACTGATTGCTCTCAGAGAGAGTTCTGGTATCTACATTAAGAATGATGGAAGAACTTGAATAGTTCTCTGGAATTGTGTAGTTCTCGTCATATGGACTGAGTGTATATACATCAGTGGGTGCATTAATTGGTCCATACTTGTGGTTGGACTGAGCAACTCTGAATGAAATTGCTGGAGTACTATTTCCAACAGTAGGAGTTGCGCTGGTTGGCATTGTGCCAGTTACAGTCTCACCAACAGAGAATGATCCACTAATCATTCTAATTTCAAGTAGTTTTGGAACAACGAAGTTGTTTACATTAGTACCATCAAAGAATCCATAAACTCTGGTTCTTGGTTTAAACTTTCTACCAGTAAATTCAATATTACGTGATCTCATAAATGCGATCACATCAGAACTTACAACTCTGTCACCTTCATTGATAACTTCAGTCTGTTCAGAAACTCTGAGTCTATCGCCACTTCTATTTTCTGTACCAGTTCTAGTAGTGGTTGTAGTAGTTGTTGTTCTAAAGCTATTGGTAGTAGTAATTGTTCTGCCACTTTGAGACTGTCTGCTGCCTGTTTGAACCGTGCTGCTTGTGGATGTAGTAGAAGATCCAGTCCACGTTGCTGCCCAAGCACCCCAACGTACAGGTCCAAGACCTGTTTGTGCATCATAACCAGCAAACTCAAGTTGTAATCTGGTTTGGGTGTAATCATCTACATTGATTCTCTGTGGTGCCAATCTTACCTGGTCAATCCAGATATCTGAGGTTGGGAAGAGTTCAATATTACCAGCGTAAGTTGTAACCAGATATGGAGTTACGTTCTCAACTCTTGTTGCGAATGGGTTCTGAATTTCAAGACTATCAACATAGTTAATAGTAACTACCTGACCAGTTCTTCTATAGTTAGAACCAACAATGTCAGTTACAAATGCAGGACTTACATTTGGATTTGCTGTGGTTCCAATGCCAATCAGAGATCTGGAACCGATTAACATATCAACTTCAGTTGTGAAGTGAGAAGGTCTCAATTCAGTATTAACTGGGTCGATAGAGTTGGTAATACTACCAGCTTTGAGTTGATTCCTGGTAGTTGTAAAGTTATCAACAAAAATACCAGACTTGAATCTAGTCAGACCACTTTCATCTGGAATGATTAATGCTTCAGTCTTTGCTTCAAGCAGAGACAGTGCAGTATAATACTCAAGATTTTTAATTCTATCTTCCAGAAGTGCAATGTCTTGCATTCTGTATCTCTTATGAGACTTCAGAGAAATGCTTACATTCTCTGCATTACAGATATACGGTGGAAGATCTATTGTTGCTACTTCCAGGGCATTTTCAATTGGAAGTGGGGGAAGAGGAGACTCACTAGGAACACCCTTCAGCAGTTGGAATCCTCCGTCTGGATTAAAGTATAGTTTATCAATTCTAGGAAGATAGTGACTATAAGTTATGAGAATAGACTCATCAGATGCAAGAATATTCTTAGCGGAGTTTGTTCCATCTTCAAAGGTTCTTGAATTAAACTCAAAAGGAGATACGGAACTTGAATTGGAATCAAACTGCCTTACTCTTGGTCTAATGTCAATAACATCAGTTAATCTTGTATCATCTTTAAGAAGTGGAAGATCACAGTAATCAAACTGATCGTAAGAAGATACCGTTGTCAGATCACCTTCAGTAGAGTCTGTATATTCTGCAGATTCAAAAATAACTCTTAACTGTCTTCTTGGTGCTTTAGCGTTAGGTTTTCTAATCAGTCTAGAGTAATCTACAATAGTATCTCTATGACCAGAATCTAAGGTAAAGCGATTGAGAATATTTTCATCACCCTCATCAAAGTCATTAATTGTACCAGTAATTCCTGTAGTCTCTGTGAGAACAGATTCTCCAATTTCAAAACGTAAGTCGTTCAGATATACAATGCTTGCTGAAGCGGAATTTGGTCTTTCAATAAAAAGACCAATAGCGCCACTAGTTTGACCAACAATCTCTTCACCAATAACAAAGTCTTCTGTTTTACCTGTTGGTCCGTTAAGATTAAACAGAGAAATTGATGGAAGATCTGGAGCTCCAGTATCATTTGCTTCAAATACACCATAAACTTTGATTACGTCTGGTTCAAGAAGACAAACTTCTCTGTCTTGAACTCTAAGACCATAACCATAAGAACCATAAGTAAGTCCATCATTTAATGTGGTCGATCCAATACCAGATGAAGAAAGTTTAGACTTATTGACAATAATAGAATTTGTTTTGATCGAGTTTTTGACTTTATTGGTTACATTATTCTTACTTAAAGTTGCAATTAAACGTCCAGAACCAGTAACATCAAGACCAAAGATTCTTAACTCTCTTCCACCATTTGTATATCTGAATTTATCAGCAGTTAAGATTTCAAATCCACCTTGACTATTGATAAGGACGTAACGCTCTTCATCATAGGGGAGGAAGGTCTCATTCTCTCCTGCTTGAATTGTATTAGTTGCGTTAGCAGTAATTGTTACGTTAAACTCTCTCTTAATAGAGATTGTTGATTTTGTAAGGTCTACTGAAGAGACGAACGATTTTGGCAGAGGAGTGTATAAAGTGTTGTCGGTTGAAGATTGGAATCGTGAACCGAGGACCTTAAAGTCGGAGGGAGTAATGCTTGAGGTTGGCAGACCGCCGTCATTAATAAGTGATACTGTAGTAATGCCAGAAATGATAATATTGTTAGAATCAGTAATACTGTCAACTTTCGCATAAGTCTTAACCGATGTACTTCCAAGAAGACTGTTGGTAAATGATACCAGATCTCCAATTTTTACAACACCAGTGAACAGTTGCTCAGAAGATGTTACTGTAGAGATTCCTGGTGCAGATCCAGACTTAGGAGAAATTGTGATTCCACTAAATTCTGCTTTGGCATACTGCTTAACATCACTATTAAAGGTCTGTCCAGCACCAACGCTACTATACAGAGACTTTACGTCAGCAACACTGTATTCTGTAACTGCTGTTGAGATTCTTCCATCATCAACACCATTAAATACTAACTTTTCTCCTTTAAGGAAAGAACCCTTGGTTCCATAAGCGGTTACAATACCAGTAGTGGTGTTAAAGCGTAAGTGTGCGGTTGCACCACTAGACTTACCTTCAATATAAGTAGGTACATTCAGTGTAGTTGACTGGTTAATACTAATCTCAGTATATGGTTGAATATCATACAGAGTAATATCCCACTCATTAATATCAGATGCTACACTAGAATACGATCCAGATTCTAATGCATGGTCATATACGCGAGCAAGACCAATCTCTTTACCAGCAGGCGTTGTGCTTGTGACACCAATTCTAGAATCTCTAAGACTAATAGTTGAAGAAGTGCTGAATCCAATTCTAGGAGCACCGAATGTTCTATTCAGTGTTAAAGTTGGACCAGTAAAATAATTAACTGCTTGGTCCTTTAATGTTTTGACAGTTCTGGTCTTTTCAAAATCCAGATAATGAACTGTTCCAGAATCTACTTCAAAACCACGAATAAATGCTTTACCTGGAGAGATCTTATATGTACCAAGATCATCGCTAGGAATATTATTGTTGTATGTTAATTGGTCTTTTGTAAAGATACCATTATTACCTTTACGATCATCAAGAGATTCTCTAGCATGAATAGAGAATGGTTTTACATAAAAGTCACCAGACTGATCGTAAGTTCTTCTTGCCAGCTCTTCTGCTAACTCATTATATTGTGTTCTATCTTGAATATGCTGTAAACTACCATCTCTGATGAGCATCAACTGAACAAAGTTTTCACTTTTATCAGACTCTAATGGTTTTTTAGAGAGTACAGCACTAATTTTTAATCTATCCGCACCAGGTGCAGCATAGTTATTAAATCCTTTCGCATTGTCAGTAAGGGTATTATCTTGACCAGAAGAAATAACCTCTTCAAAAATCTCAAGACCAACTCTATAGGATGGGTCAGATTTGTGTGCGTCAAGAACAAGAGTCTGTCCAGGAACCTTTACAAAAGTTCCGCGCAGAAAGTATACACCTTCCGTTAAAAATACTGCAGAACCAATAGATGTTGAGTTGATTGGTGCAGTATTTGCAAATCCCTGACCACTCTGGAAGTTTACTACAGGAGTCGAAAGATTGTCTTCTAAAAGAAGAGTCTCGTCATCATCAAAAGTATCCTTACCTTCATTACCAGCACCAACATAACTTACAAAGAAGGTATAATATCCACGTTCAGATGCTGCTGTTCCCTCATAAAAAACAATTTTTGCAAGTACATTAGAGCTTTGTCCTCTAATGTAGACGTTGACTAGTTCGTCGGCATAACTTTCAATAGGAATGCCAAGATACTCTGGTTCAACTTCAACTGCAAATAGTGTATTATTGTAGTTAACTTGACCAGGTATGACAATGGAACCCTCTTTGAACAAGTGGGTTCCGATTTGTTCAACTTGATCCTGAAGAACGGCTTGGAGTGACGTTAACTCTCTTGCTTGAACTGGCAGACCTGGCTTGAATAATACTCGGTAGTAATTCTTCGCTGGATCAAAGTCGTCAAAATAAGGAGATACGTTGAGATTAGTTTCTTGTGGCATAATCCTTTAGAATTGCAAAATAACTTTGATATCTTCTCTTTGGTTTACTGACCTAGTAATCGAGGGTCTATTGTCCACATAAAGTATGGTTCCAGAGTATTTTTCAACCTCTGGACTTGCTACACCCTTAATATAAGTCTGTCCCAGGTAGTATGTCTTATTATTTATGACGGTACTAATACCTGGATTGGTATCAGTTCCGAACCCTTCATCAATAAACAATTCCTTACTTCCACCTACAATCTTTAGAGAACCTCCAGTTTGAAGCGTGGATGTAAAATTGTTTTGAGAGAATCCATACTCTGGATTACTTCTCTGAGTGCCATCAGTATTAAATCCAACAAGAGATCTATCTTGCCAGTATCTTAAAACACCTGTTTGTGCGTTATACGAGATAACTCTACCGACAGCAGTAACACCTGTTCCTACAGTTTGGGTGATAACAGTATTTGGTTCAAATGTAGTTGTTTTAAAGTCATCTTGATTTGGTGCTTGACCTTTTAATACCAATCCATAAAGACCACTTGCTCTATCATCAGTCAAAATTGTATTGGATTGGAATCCTTTTGGATTTTCTACAATACCAATTCTTGCAACAGATGCTCCAGTAACAAAGTCTGGATTTTGCTCATCATTCTCAATTCTGGAGTAAATCAGAACGTTAGTAGACCCAAGTTCCGAATAAACGTCAGATCCGTGACCACCTGGGGGTGGAATAATAACATCAAAAGTTGGTGTTGTTGATCCAGTAGGAACATTACCTCCAACTAAGTCAACACTTCCGTAAGTATATCCACTACCACCATTAGATACGGTAATTGACTCTACTTTTGAGTCATTGTTAACAACAATCGTACACTCTGCACCAGTTCCATCTCCTCTGATGGGAACTCTAGAGTATGTGATATTTGGAGGTCCAACAAGGAATCCTCTGTTTGTAATAGTAACAGTCTTTAACTGTCCACTAGTAATTGCATTATTTCTAACTGTTTGATATACTGCATTAGTCTCCCAATCAACAGGGAGTGGAATAAAATTCAAAGAGTCAAATTTAATAACGTCACTGGGACTAATTGTATAAAGATACTTCCAAATATAACCATCACCACTAGTACCTGCAGCTCTTGGTTCTAGGTCAGTAAAGAGAGGTTCGTCCAGAGAAGGTCTGCCATTTGGGTTCTCTGGGTCAATACCATTGTTAAGACAGATATAAACACGGAACTCACTGTTTACAACATAATAGTTGGACGCATACAAACTTGTTTTGTTTGATGGTCTAGATAAATTATTACGATTTACATCATGACGATACATGTCATAGATGGTTGCAGATGCCCATCCAATCTTTCTAACAACTGGTCGAATATCATCAGCAGATATCTTCTTGAGAGCGAGCATCGTATCGTAATACGTATTCGCATCATCAAAACAGTCTCTTGGAGAGGGTGGGGAAGTATCCCACGACGCCGATACTTCAGAGGCATTAGGGAGACCAATGAACGTGTAATACGATCTATTAGCGTCCCTAATTTTCTCAATAAAGTTCCTAGCGTTGTTTACTCTCAATAAGTCAGTTATAATTGCTGCCATTTGTTGAAAGAACTTTTTCTATGATCTATTTATTAGGAAATATAACCAAGATATTTCAGTGGATTTTTGCGTCTTAATATTGGATTAGTTCCAATACCAGCTTGTAATCCATTATGATCTGCCGTCCAATTTTTAGGACCAATTCTTACTGGAAGACCAACTTTACCCCATGTGTAGTATCCATAGAGTGCTGTCGTAGCAACACCTACCACATTATTTGATCCAGCACTTTGTAAAGCAACAACAACGGAAGTTACTGTTGTTCCGAATCCGACAGTGGTTCCGAGTCCATTCAGACCCGCAGGAATTATGGATTGTTTTGTATAGTAATCAATACATTCATAAGTCATATCTCCATGAAGTGTGGAGATGCCAATTACAGATCCATCGGCACTAAGAGAAGTTTGAGCAGCACTTACAAAGTTAGTTTCGGTTAAATTGAACAAGTCTCCTGTAGTGATTCCTGGTAGAGTAAGATTAATTCCACTCCTAAGATCAGAATCCATTGGGATGTATAGATCAAAGACCACACCGATACTCGTTCCAGCACCAATTGCAGTAGTACCAACACCAACCACTAATCCATAATCACCCTCGTATGTAACAAATCTGGATTCTTCAACTCCTCTCTTTGGTGGTGCAATGAGAACAGATGGTGGTTCAATAGCAGCAACAGTGAACTTAATTGGAGCAGCGAGTGCCCACTTTCTTGAAGTTGTTGCAAGACCTACATTATCAAAGGTATCAACAAACAATCTATCTCCAACTTGATAATTTGCTCCACCTTCAAGGACATTAATTGATGCCACAGAGAAGTTAAGATCGCTGATCTCAATATCAGCAATCGCTCCAACACCAATTCCAGTTTCACTCTTCAATCTTGCTCCTTTGAATACATTATTTGGAGCACTAATTGGTGGGAATCCTGTACCTTGAGAATATACTGTCATAGAGGACATAGGTCCATAGAAGTAATTCGTTCCACCAGCACTAACTGTTGCAGAAGTTACAGTTCCTCCAGCACCAATAGTAACACCACCAATTGCCTGTGTTCCATCACCATATGGTTTGGCAATCGTCACTTCAGGGGCAGTGGTATATCCATATCCAATATTTGTAACCAAGAGATTGACAATAGTTCCACCAGTTCCAACTACAGCAGATGCAGTTGCACCTTCTAGTCTATCTTGAGAAATAATTTCAATCTCTGCTCTATCATTTGCAGAAATTCCCTCAAAGGGGTTATCAAATAGTGGTCTAACATCATAGACATATACTGAACTATCTGCTACACCAACATTACTAATAATATTTGTGTTCGGATTGATTACTGGTTCATAATAAACTCTATCCTTACCAATATAAACATTATCAATAATTTTATCTACTTTTTGCTTAGACCAGGAAAGAGGTCTTTCAAAAAGTTCATTTAAAGTCACACCTTGACCAGCGTAGTTATTAGTAATAACTTTATCTGCTGCTTTAATATCCATTACAAGTCTAGGATCTTGAATGAATGTAGTGTCTTGGTTGCTGTAGAGTTGAATCTCATCACCAACCTCAACAGTTGGAAGAACGTCTACAGTACGAACGTCAATAGATTCTGTACCAGTATACATGAAGATCTTTGCTCTATCACCTTCAGTGGTGAATCCAGCAACACCACCCTTAGGTGCTTCTGTAAATCTGATGGTGCTACCACCAGTGAACTGATAACCTTCTCCAGGTGTTTGTAGGATGTCATTGACAAATACCAACAGGTTGGACTGAAGATTAATACCAGAGTTTGCTTTTGCGAAGAACGAGATACTCTCACCATTAACAGATAGTGGGAATAGTCTTCTAGCACCATTGAAGAATTGTTCAACTTCATCAAGAACAATGAATTCACCAACGTTCCATCCAGAGAACTTAGATTGGAATACGCGATCAATGGTCAATTCAAATTGTCTGTAAGAACCAACACCAACAAATGTGTGTGGATATCTAAGACCTACAGGAGATGGTCCAGCAAATACAGTGATACTATCAGAAGTATATGAGGTAATACCTACAGACTTACCATAGATATTTGTATCTTTGTTTGGTCTTGGATATGCCTCAATAGTGCTGTAACCATCAAGTGAACACTTGAACAGCAGAGATTCGTTTGCAAGTCTGATTGTATTTGCCGTTGTTAAGTTGTGTGGTCCAATGGTAAGAACTGAGAATCCAGTGTCTGGATCATATGTTGCATCAGTAACAGGATACTTAACAAGAGTTGTGATACCAACAAATAATGTAATAGTATTTGCAGTTGTAGTAGTAATTCCAGTTACAATACCAGCAATTGGATCAGTTGGTTTTGGATAATAAAGAATTGATTGATTGCCATCACTACCGCAGGTAAATGCAATGGTGCTAGTTCCAATACCAACAGTATTTGATGTTGTGTAGGAATGACCTGGAATAGTTAAGACCAGTTCTCCAGTAGAACCAGAGTATGTTGCATCAGTTGGAGTAGTTGTTCCAATGCCCGTTACATTTACACTTCCCTCTTCAGCACTTACGAAAGTATGTGGGTAGTCACCACCAGCAACAACTGGAAGGATTGCATTAGAGGTCTTCGCTGCGAATGTTTGAATGCCAGTGGTTCCACCAATAGATACTGTTAATTTCTCTCCAGATCCATAACCATATCCAAAGTTGTTAACTTCAAAGTTGAGCATTGTGCTATCTAAACTTGGAGCAAGGTCAACAGTTGCTCCAGTTCCAAATCCAGTATTGCCTTCAGCATAAATCAGAGGTACGTTGAAGTATGGTAATGGTTGATCAATTACAACATCAAGAGGAACTCTTACCTCTCCACATCTCTTATATGCATGAGTGTATGGAGATGGACCAGAGTTTATGATGAAGGAGAACTCATCAATTACCTTAACAATAGACGTGCCATTAGTTGCAGGGTCTTGTCCTGATGGGGAGTTATTAATTGGTCTAGGAGCAAGAATAATCTCCTCAACAATACCACCAGAAGTATAGAAAGATTCAGCAGTACTTACACCAACATTGATTTCAAATTCATCAATGCTATTAATTCTAGTAACTTGTGTTCCACAGTATGTTGGATCACTTACTCTTGGGTGAGTAAGAATTCCAACACCACCATCATAAGAGCAAGTAAATGCTAAACCAGTAAGTGCAACATCAGTGCCAACCTTAAGTTTATGACCAAAGGTGAGAGATCCTCCACTAACATAGTTGTGTGGAATGGTAGATATTCCAGCGTTAAATGTTAGTTGATTCCAGTTTGGTGCAGAAGATACAATAAAGGTATCACCAAGTGGGGAGTTCTGTGCATTTCCTGGGAATATATTTGTTGTAATACCAACTTGAACAACACCACCAGAGACGTAAGTATGAGAGATTGTAGATGGTCCAACATTAACTGTAAATGAAGTTGTTGTACCAACTGCTTGAACTCTGAAGAAGTATCCTTGAGATCCATCAGGGAACTTAGTCGTTGTAAGACCTGCAGTTACTTGTCCAGCATCGTTCTCAACATAGGTATGAGGAATAGTGGATACACCAACATTTAATTCAAATTGATCAGATGCAATTACGTTAGTGACTGTGAATGTATTGCCCTGTGTTCCATCTGGGAAGATCGTAGTTGTGATACCAGATCCTCCTGGGCAAGAGAACTCAAGATTATCAAGTCTAATATCACTACCGATTCCTATAACGCCAGTAATAGGATCAGAAGTAGTAATTGTAGACAGACCAGTAACATTGTCATACTGGAACTGTGTAATAGTAAACGTCTGTCCATAACCCGTTGCTCCTCCAACGTCACAACTAAAGATAAGTTCTCTCATCTTAAAGTCATCACCACCGCTGAGTCCATGATCAGCATCTGTGATAATCTCAGCAATACCGTTAACATTGTTGTAATTAAATCCAACAACACCAATAGTATTGCCATATCCAACACAAGAAAGTGCCAGTCCAGCAAGACTAAAACTTCTTCCAATTGCAGTCATTGGAACAATCTTCATTGGTTCCAATGTCGTTACTGTCGCAAGACCAGTAGTATTATCGTAAGTAAAGTTAGTTACTGTAAATGTTGACACTCCAGTAGTAACTGTCATAATACCAGTTGTAGTGTCATACAGGGCGTTTGTAACGTCCACTGGTGGGTAATAATCACATGTAAACGCTGCACCAACAATCTGAACTTCACTTCCCAACTGTAAGTTATGAGGTGTGGCAGTTGTAACAGTTGTTACACCTGTAATAGAACTATATCCAATATTAGATATTTCTCTAGGAGCATAGAATACCTTAGAGTTAGTAATCGCAACACCAACAACATGACCATCTACAACAGTAGCAACACCAACTGCAGTGATATTTGCGGAACCATAACTTGCTGTTTGAATACCAACAGATACCGTTTGTAGACCAGATCTATATCCAGATCCAGTATTACCGATTGAGATGCTAGTAATTGTTCCTGCTGCAGAAACAAGAGCAGTTGCGCCTGCACCAACTAAAGGTTGGAATCCATAACCTTCTTTTGATTGAACACTAACAATAACTCCACCTCTAGGAACTTTATTAACATTAATATCATTATGATTTGATGGGTCAGTAACTTCACCATTAAAACCAAGTTGTAGTGCTCCACCACCTGCTTCTAACTTATAATCACCCTCAATGTTTGTAAGAACGTTACCAAGTCTTTGAGGACCCTGGAATATATCATCAATCAAGATGATAGTGTTCTCTGCAGTAACATTATCAATATCTGCTCCCTTATACTTCAGAGTAAATGATGTATTGATGCCATTGAATTGATCAGAAATATCATCGTAAATAAAGTTATTATCATATGCTGGTAAGAAGCTCGTGGTAAATGCCTGGTTAAGTGCAGATCTCAGGAAGATACGACCACTAAATCTGGAACTTGTTGTTAAACCAGTGTAATCCGCATCACCAGCATCTTGTGCTGTAGTACCTAAACCAACAGGAAGATTGCCCCATGGACCTTCAATAAAGTGAAGAGTATTGCGAACAACAGCATAATTACCAGACTGCTTTGTTAATACGTCAGAAGAACTATGGGATGCTTCAGTAGATCCCATCCACCCTCTTCTAACTGTTAAAGTATTATTTGTACTATCGGATGCAGCAATGAGCATTACCTCATCATTAACTCTAAGGATGTCTCCTCCGAAGACAGAAGTAATTCCTACAACGTCGATAACGGTACTTCCAATACCAACATTTGCAGACAATGCAGTCGTTACTGCAGTTCCAACCATTGGTGATTGAATTGTTCCATTAACAGTGATGAGGAGTCTATTATTGGGTTCAATTGCTCTAAAAATGTGCGTAGAACCGATACCAACTCCAGTCAGTCCAACACCAATTGGATTAAACAGAAGTGCATTAGTTGCAGAAGTTGCGACTCTAACTTTCTGATTATCCTGTTTAATGACATAGAATTGAGATGGAAGTAATGTTGTTGTTCCAATACCAACACCAAAGTCAGTCTCTTGAATCTGAATAGAATTTGCTTTATTGTTACCTGGTGGAACGTACTCAATAAGTTCACCACTGACAAAATAGTGATTGGTGACATTAATTGTACCTTCACCAACACCAATGTTGGCAATATCACTTCCATCAAATTCAATTTCAAAAATAGGGTTGGTATCTGTAAATAATTCAAATCCTCTCTGAACTCCATCAAATTGATCACTGAAATCATCAATGGTAAGAACTCTATTACCAATGAATTCTTGATATTTTGCAAGGAATGGTAAGTTAAATAGGACTTCGTTTGATACTAATGTTCCACTAACATCAATACTCTTTTCTCTAGCAATATCGAAGTCTTTTACTGTATTGAGATCAACAATGTTTGTAAGATCTGAAATAGCAGTAACAGTATTAAGGTCTTGTGCTGTTTGAATACCAGATACTGTTGGATCATATGAATCAATAACAAGTTCGCTAAACTTCTTAAATCCTGCAGTATGGTTAAGATTACTTACAATCGGATTCCATTTTTCAAAACTGATAGAAGATCTAACAGAATACGAGAAGTATTGATAGTAATCATTATCATGCATTCTTTGGAAGAACTGGTTTAATTTGCCAGTATCTTTCAACCAACCTTTTCTGGTAATACTATTTGATCCAATCTTGTATTTGGAACTAATGCCATCAACAGAAGATATCAAACCTTTATTCTGAGAGGATTGACCAATAATCAAATCATCTTGAGAGAATGGAATTTTAGATCTTACTCTAAGGTACTCATTTCTTAAATCATAAGATTGAACAACACCAACATTATCGTCTTGAGCAATAATAACCTCACCTGCTCTAAATGAATCTTTTTCCAATTCAATATCGAATTGTGGGAAGTAAGATTCTGGTGTTACAGTACCAAAAGAATCAAAGCTATCAAAATTACCTGGTTGTTCTCCAGACTTTAAATTATCTGCTAAATTATAAGTAATTGTTGGATTATCTCCAGTAAGATCAGGGTCTACAGCTGTCAAAGTGAATAAAGTATATCCATAATCTGCAGAGTTGAATCCTTTAGGATTAGATACTGTTGTATCCGTGTTAGTGTTCTCAACAATTACTTTATCACCAACTCTAAACGGATAGTCTTCAGAACTATTGAAAGTAACAGCAAATCCAATGACTACATCTTTTGTATTACTGTCAAAATTAATATTTTGAATTCTAACTCCATTTGGATTATTAATTGGAAGAATTTTTGGAGTTACATTGTAAAGACCTGTAGTATTTCTTACAATTGTTACTTCAGTATCTCCAATATTATAATCAAGAGAAACTTCTGAGTTAACTCTTCCAGTAAATCCATCAAGAACTACTAGTTGTGGAGGAATAAAGTAATTTACACCAGGATTTGCAATCTTAATAGATTGGAACTTGGATAGAGGTTCAATCTTGTAAGTATATGGGAATTGTGCAATAGGACGAAGAGTTTTATCTGGTGGATAGTCAAATCCAATGTCAGTAAGAACAACAGAGTCTGCTTTACCTATACGTGTACTTGATGGTAAGAAAATTGCACCAGTTCCACCAGCACTAACAATTTTACTAACATTAGGAAGTGACCTGTAACCACGTCCAGCAGAGTCCAATTGGACTCTATCAACAGGTCCAATAGCAGTCAAAGAAGTGGTAGAATACTTTAGAGTTGCTTCATTATCTGGATAGAATTCTCTTTCTGGAGTTTCTCTAAGTGTATAATTAAAACCTGTAGAAGTAACACCAGTGATACGAGTAGTTAAATTGTAACCACTATCGATAATTGATAATTTATTTGAGTTTCTAATATTAAATCTATCATTAATGATGCCCAACTTATCAATAGAAGCGCCATTATACTCAATGGGAACTAAATTATAGAACAGATTATTAGGAACACTATCTTCAATAATCAACTCTAATTTTGCATTAGGTTCTCCAATAACACCTGATGTTTTTACACTAAATGCATTGGTTTCTGGTGCATCATCTCCAAGAAAGTCAAATTCTGCCTGTTCTCTCTCTGCAAAGAAAAATTCATCAGTGAGTTCTTCGTCAGTGTACAGGAAGAAATTGAATGCTGGCAATGAGTTAGCAGTAAGTGTTTGATCTGATAGATCAAATATAATAGTAGAGTCTCTAACTCCTGTTATTTCTGGATTTACAGAACTTAGTTTACCAAAAGATTGGGTTTGAATATTAATAATCTCAACATTTTCATTAGATGAGATTACTTCATAGTAATAGTTTGACAGAGAAATAGTGTCATCATCAAGTTTGATTATATAATAAATTGCAGAGTTTGTTAGACCTACTGGAACGGAAGATGAGTTAAAAATAACCTTCTCACCATTTCTAAATCCATGGTTGGGAATAGTAATAGTATTTCTATTAATGTCAACGGCAGAATCAATAAATTCTCTGGGATTGACAAGCATACGACGATTAACATCATCATATGTAATTTTGATAGATGTTTGAATACCAGAAACTACATTGATAGAAACTTGATCACCATCAGATAAACTATGTGCTACTTTAGTTGTAACAGTCGCTGTCTTTTTGTAAACATCACCAACAATTGTTAGTTCATTATTTGTTGTGAAGCTATGAATTTCACCACCACCATAAGTACTAAGCGAGAACAGTTTTAATGGTTCTGTTCCAACACCAACAAATCCTCCAGTAGATCCAACACCAACTTTCATGGTAGATATACCAATAAAGTCAGCATCATATGCTGCAATGTAGAGTTTATCGTCGTTCTCTAATGGGAAAGTAGTTGCAGCAATACTTACACTAACTCCTGTTCCACCAGCACCTACATTGTAAGTGAGTAAATCGTTGGTTTTGAATCCATGATCTGGGAGGAAGAATGTATTTAATCTCGGTGCAATAATAGATTCTTGTGACAATCCTGGATTGCTAATATAGAGAAGTCCAGACTTATTCTGATTTCTAGTTAAAGCAGAACCTTGAGTACTATAATAAGTGCTTCTAAGAACACCTTGCTCTACTTGAGCACCCCAAACGTATATCGTTGATGTAACATTTGTTACAAGACCCTGAGGTCCAAAAGTACCAATCTTAAATCTGTGTTGACCAGCACTTGTAAATGTTTGGAATGAGAACCTCTGCCATTTGTTTGTTAGAGTAACTTTTGAGTTGTGGTACGTAAGACCATCCTCAAGTATTAAATAAACTTCCTCTCCTCCAATATCACCTTTTAAGAATACAGATGCAACATAATCATCAGCAGCAAGACCTACAGATTCATACTGAAGACCAAATGCATCAGAACTACCAGTAGTTGCACCAAAAGCAACTTTAGCTGCTTCCGTTGTTCCATCTGGGGCAGTAGAATCATAGTAATTGATAGTTCCTGTACCAATACCTGCAGTGTAGTAATTCCACTGAGTACCAATACCACTGGGAACAGGATCAGAATAAAGAAGAAGGTTTTCTGCAGAGATAATGACTGATTCTCTTGGATCAAAATAGTATGTTTTGTCTAAACGATACTCTGTAGATGTAGAGAATCCAGTATTTACGGTTAACTTTCTAGTTTGCTCAACAACTTCAGCACCACTTGTATGAATGCTGCTAGTTCCGTTAATTGATCGCTGAACTCTTATTCTTCCATCATTTTGGAAAACATTCAGAACTTTAACTAATTCCGAACCAACTTCATATATGTCATTATTGGATAGTGTTGGGAAAGACATATTACCCGACACATTAAAGAAGGTGACGATGCCAGTAGCAGCTGCATCACCAACACTATTTGTCAATACTAGTGTATTAGTAGTAACTCCAATTGGATAAGAACTACTAAATTGAGTTGATAAAATATTGAGGTTTTGAATAGAGACTATATCGCCATCTTTATAACCATGTGCAGTGCTTCCAAATCCAACATATCTACCATCTTGTTTAAATGGAGTAAACTGAACATTGTTTAAGACAAATTCATTATATTGAATGTTATCGACAGACTTTCCTCCAAGTTCAGTAATTCTTGCATACGCACCAGATCCACCACTGCCTCGGTTATCAAAGAAGATTTGGTCAGCAAGAGAATAGTTATCTCCAGGAGACACAATATTCAATCTGCTCAGTTCTCCTGGACTGGTGGTCTCAATTTCAGTGAATCCTTCAGAGAAATCATCTGGTTGTAAGAATCCAGAATACTTGGTGTAGTTATTGAGGAGACCTAAATGACCAGTATATCTAACCCAACCACTTTCGTTAACATTATAGAATAATGTATTTGATAATCTTTCAAAATTGTAACTAATTGGTTTTGATTTGTATGAGTCTCCAATAATATATGGGAATAGTGGTTTTTTATATCCATTCAGAGGACCACTAGATTCTGGTGTTGAGTTAATTGTTGCAAAGTAAGCATATACGCCGTCTGGAAACTCTGGAGTCTTACAATATCTTCCATTATGAATATCTAAGTCTCCATCACCAACATAGACAAAATCTTCTCGGAAAATTCCTGCTGGGAACTGTGCAGTTCCTGGTCTATTTGATTGAAGTTGAAGACTGTAACTAGTCTGTAAACGCTTTACTGCACCACCCTCTTTATCTGCATATCCATATGGACCATAAATCGGATGACCATCATATGCCCAACCAATAATTGGAGAGTGATATAGGACAGAATTGGTGTCATTTTCAATATCATCTCTGTAGATAGTATTTCCATCAATATCAATTGATGTTGCAAGAACCTTACGTCTGAATTCTCTACCAGCATATCCATGAACATACTGAAGACCTTTTTCTGCACTCAGAGCTGATGTAATAATTCCATCATCAGGATTTAATTTTTCTGATTGAATAATTTTTTCAATATAATTAATAGACCATGATGCAATATTTGCTCTAAATTGTGCTCCAGATCCTGTTGGAACAACTTGTAAAACAGTATCTACCTGTTTATATCCAAATCCACCATCAATAATTCTAACTTCTTGTATAACTCCATTTTCAATGATAGGTGTTAAGATTGCACCATCACCAGATCCAATAGTTCTAATTTCTGGTGGAGAATTATATCCAGAACCACCAAAATTAACAATAACACCAATAATTCTTCCTGCAGAAGATACAATTACACTTAATTGTGCTCCACTACCACTAGATAATGTAATATTTGGTTGTCTGTTGTAATTCAATACATTTTCATCGCCATATCCATTACCAGGTTTCTTAACAGATACTGAGGTAATATCTCCAGTAAATACAGGTTCAATTTTTGCAAAAAAGTCTTGACCAGATGTTGTTGTGATTCCAATAGGTGCTTCAAGAGAGACTGTGATTGGTCTATACTTGATATCATGAATACCTGTTCCACCATCAGTGAAATCAATAAATCTCCTATTAATATAATTGTAGTCTGAAGGTAATGTGCTACCAACACCTACGGGTCTGTACTCTGCGACTCTAAAAGAATCCTTGTCAACAACACTTACATAATATTCTGATGTAGAATTGAGACCTACAGGTAAAGTTCCCTCACTATTAAATCTAATTATTTCTCTATTGTTATATCCATGATTTGGATAATCAATCTTGTTATCGTAGATGTTTACATTCTCTTCTTCAAAGAATAATGTTTTGTTTGTATATCCTTCTCCTGGATTTACAATTTCAACAGAACTAATAACATTTTTCTTATTGAATGAAATTATTTTTTGAAGACCATCTCCATAAGACGTAAAATTAACGGTATTTAAACCAACAATAGCATCATCTAAAGTATTGTGGAGTTTAATTGTAGTTGAATCAATTCTTTTAACAAAGTAAATGTTATCATCAACTAATCCACCAACAGAATCTTGATCTTGTCGAGAATATAGAACTTTTTCTAAATCACGCAATCTATGATCAGTGGAAAAACCAATAGTATTATTGGTAAGGTTCAAATTATCATATAGACTACCAGCATTAAATGACACTGAGTGTATTACTTTTGAAACATTACATTTTGCCTCTGCAGAGTTGCCATTACCGCCAGATATAGTAACTTTTGGTTCCTCAACGTAATCAAAACCCTTATCGAGGATATTGATTCTACTTAAAGACCCTACAACGTTGACAACTGCTTCAGCACCTGATCCAAATGTTGTATTACCACTACCAACATTGTCATCAATAGTAATAATTGGTGGATTGATCACATCATAATTACTATCTCCTGGTGCAGATACATCAATGGATTTAATTGGACCGTAATAAAGAGTATCAGATGATTTATAATTAACAATTTCAACACCATTTATGAACATTCCAACATTTCCTGGAACTGTTACTGCCTCTTCTGGGTCATCAGCAGGTTTTGGTGGAGAGAACTTTCTGATAACATCTTGTGGTTGAAGAGATTTATCTTGGAATCTTAGTAACTCAAATTTATTGTTGAAAACCGTTCCAAAAACTTTAACGAAAATTCCACTTCTAATATTCGATCTAGATGTTGCCAATCTGATTGTTGAGGAATTTACTTTAAATACAAAATACTGTCCCTCAAGAATATCCAATCCAATATTGTTATTATATGAATAATTGATTGCATCTCCTGTGGTAAATGCATTTCCACCAATGTTGATGTCTTCACCATCAAATTGACCACTAAAGGTAACAGATAAATCTTCTACAGTAATTGGTGTATTGTAGTAATCTGGTAAAGAAGAAGCTACAACATAAGTATCTTCATCATCAACGTATACATTCTGCACATTAGCAGACATGATATTCAATTGTGGGTTACTTATAGATTCAGTTTTAGATACACCCTTTCTAATAACATACTTTACTTGAGTTGTATTGATAACTGTAGTTAAGTTTATATCAAACTCATACTCATCAGAAACTGCAATCACAAAGATGTCATACTGGTTGCCGTCAGTGCCAGTAACAGTTCCAATATCACCTAAAGTAAAGATATGTGGATCAAATGTCCTAACTCTATACTGAGCAGCACCATTTAACTTAAGTGCAACCTGTGTCAGTTCAGCAATCTCATATTCTGGAGTGGAGTTAATAATCCAACTCTTTGTTCTATAATCATCACTGTCTGTTCCTAAAGAAACAATCTCAATTTGATCTCCTGATTGATAATAGTATGAATCCTCTTTCTTAAATTCAAGATCACCAAGAACTCCCGTGACTTTTACTCTAATCTCGTCACCATCAACAGTGGCGTAAGCGTAGTCTGGAGTTGTAATATTTTGATTGAGACTCAGTGCAACTGGAGAAGATAATCCAAAGAATTGAGTAGAACTTTTAGATTCATACTCAATTTGATATTCTACTTCATTATCAAAAATAACAAGAGTTCCTTCATTATCAAAACTAAGAGTTGAATCTACGTCAATATAAGTTTGACCAATAGAAACTGGATTTGTTACTCTTGTTTTTGGGTGTACTGTAAATACAAAAGTCTCTAATTCTGGGTTATAATCTAAACTAAGTCTGTAATATTCTTCACCATCTCTAAAAATCTTCTCAACGTCGGTAATTGTACCCGCTGCTTTTTGAATTTTATCAGTTGGATCTTGATAAAGAGTTCTGTTTACTAATTCTTCTGGATCACCGATAAGTCTCTCTACAACCAGGTCTCTGGTGATTCTGTAATCAGCATCAGATGGTTGAATAAGGAAGTCTCTAGGTTTGATAACGTCAACATCAACGCCATATAATAACTTAAACAAAACTTCAAACGAAGAGTTTGCACCTTTTGCTGAGTAAAAGTCCTTTAACCTTGCAACAGCAACTTTTTCATTAATTGATTCAAAGAACTGAAGATCATCAAATCCAGGAGCATACTGTCGCTTATACTTTCGGTATAACTCTGTTAAAAATAATGCATTCAAATTGAATACATCTACACCACTACTATGAATACCAACTAAACTCTTCTCAAACTCGGGAGGAGTTGATTCTGATGCATAATAAGAAGTAATTCCAGAAAAACCTCTAGAACAACCATTAAAGCTGGTAGGTGTCTTAGATCTATAGTGAATCAACTCACTATTGATTTTAATTAAACCATTTTTATCTGGAAATCCGTGAGTATCTGTTACTCTAACAATGTCAGTGCTATATCCAACAGATTCTGTCGAATCTGTTTTATATGTGAGTTCTGCTAACTGCTCAAGTGCAGTATAATTATCAATATTGTTGATAATATCAAGAGGACCGCCAGGATCTTCAAGAGTTCTGTAGTAATCTACTAAAAACTCAATGAATTCTGGATACTGATCTCTAACGTACTGAGGAACTTGGTCCTGAACGAGATTCTTGATTTGAACTCTATTTTGCATATCTTTATAACCTTACGTATGCGCCGTTTAAGTAGCTAGATGATACTATGTATTGAGATCCTGAGAGGTCTGCTCCAGAAGAGATAACATCAGAGACCATTGTTACTTCTGAAGTGGTTGTATCGAGTTGTAGATACAAATCTTGGAGACCAATGATGTCATTTGATCTTGGAATTATGGATACTTCCATAATATTGTCGCCAAACTTCAATTTCGATGTATTTGTAAAGTTAAGGGCATTCAACTTAATTTCACCCTTCTCATAATCAATAATTCCAACATTTTGTCTAACGATGATGGGTTGTGAAGAAGCATTTAATTTAAATGCAAATACATTTCCAGTCGTTCCATCTGAATTCGGAATATCACTAAAGTAAACTGTTCCAGTTATACCTTGAATTTGAACTCCGCTAGTTTTAAAGTTGTATCCACTTTGGTTCTTAATGTGTATTTTGTTGCCGAAGCAAATTTCATTCTCACTAAACACATTTAATGTAAGTTTTACATCTCTTCTAATTGCAATGGACGTAATATTAGAAGTAATTGCAACAGATGTGTCGTCAATCAGTTTCAAGAACTTACTATATCTAAACCTTGAACCGTATCTATTTAACTCATCAGAAGCAGCATACTTTTCAAGATTTTTAGATACCGCAGATTTAATTCCTTCAGCATTACCAAGGTTCTGGTTATAGTAAACGTTAGTGTAGTACTCAATATACAGATATTTGAGATCGATAAATTCTGGAATAATTCCTGCTACGGCATATCTTCTCAGAAGAGTTTTAATATTATCTTTAACAATGTTAGGTAAATATGAACCATTTTGTGGTTTTACCGTGATGAAGACTTTTCCATATTTTGGTGGACTTAATTCTTCTCCACCAAACACAGATACTGACTCTGCTTCTGGATATATTTGAGGAATTAGTGCTTCATAGTCATTAGCAGTAACTGCTCTGTTTTGTGATGCATATACCCTTGGTGCAAGCTTCTTGACTGACTCCACACTCTCTATAGGAGCGCCGTATGCGGTGCCCTGGATCGTCTCTACGAGGGGTGAAGTGATCTTTACGGGTGATCCATTGTTATCGACAAATCTACCCGTAAATGAGAACTTATTGATACCGTTAGCACGCTCACCATTAGTAACAATATAAGTTACAATGATGTAATTTCCATTTTTAAGTTTACTTCCAAAACTACCATCACCAAAGATCAGTTCATATCTAGAATCAGTAATTTCATTGATGAAGAAGACATCATCCGTCCCCTTTGTAGTCGTTAAATTATCAGATTTCTTGTAAACTCTGGTTACATTGCTATTTCTGCTCTCTCTTACTTCAACTCGAATCAATTCAGTATCAATTCGTGGATTTTGAAGGATAAACTTCTGATTTTTATTATTTGCATCTACTGTAAAGGTGTTTTGAACGTATGCACCTTCGTAAATGGTAACCTCATCAAAAATAGCAGTATCTGAACTTACAGGAACGGTAATATCTTCTGGAATAGTGAACACATAGTTCCTTCCAGAGTAGTTTACCGAAGAAGTTGCAACAATACCCTTTTTAAGAGTTACCGATACTGGGTTTGTGGCAAAACTGGTGAGATCAAGATAAAAACTGATTACTGCTCTTGCAGAAGTAACCGATCTGGGGATATATCCAAGATTCCTTGCTAGAGACACTACGTTCTCTCTTAAGGTTGCTCCATCAAGGAACACCTCATTGGTTAGCATATTAGCGTTGTAGGAACTAATATACGTGTTATATGCCAAAGTGTCTAACAACACAGTAAAGTTAGACCCTTCAAAGTCATAGTCAGTAAAAGTACCATCTGCTCTCAGGTAACTTTTTATTGACTCTTTGATTTCTTCAAAATCTAGAGATGAGACGTTGACTAGTGACATTTATCGTGTTGGTAGTAATACGAACTGTAACTGCTGTGCTGTCGCATCAATTCCTATAATGAGATACTTAATGGTAACGTCCATTAATCCTTCATCATAGTTTGGAATTACAACTACCTCCGTCAAATCCACTCTCGGTTCATTTACTCTAATAACCGATTCAATTTCATCCTTTAATGTTCTTGCAGTAAAGAAGTCAATGTTCTCAAATAACAGTCTATTGACAGCACACCCAAAATCTGGGTCAAAAAACTTCTCTCCCTGTATAGTAAGCACAAGATTTTGTACTGCACGGGATATAGCATACTCATTTTGTAAAGTAATTAAGTCTCTCGTCAAAGGATTTCTCTTCAACGTGAGACTTATATCTTTAAATCTGCGACTAACTCGCTCTAATGGCATGATATTTAGGGAAAAGCGTACTTTTCAGTTATTTAGTACACTTTTACTCGACTTCAGTCCTCCAAACGCTCCAAATAATCGGTCTCTGGAGCGTAAACTTCTTCTTTTTCTTTCGCACGGCGTCTTCTTGCAGCCATATCAAGATATTTGTCACTATCAACTTCTGTAATTAGGGTCATTCCCTCTTCAATGAAGAATTCTCCCTTATCGACCTTGTGATAATTGCCCATTTTTTGCTCCGTAGTTGAATTTGGGAACTTTTAGAGGGGTTACTATCCCTGATTTTCTTCGTTTTCGCGCTCTTTTGCTGTTTTCCAAAAATATTCGTCTTCTCGACCCATACCAAGACGCTCAAAACCGTTCTCGACTGAGTAAAATTCCGTAGAAACCTTGAAATCTGGCATTTTTGGTTCAACAGGAGTCAAACTATTGTCAAAAATACGCATTCTATTGTTTGGATAGAGTGCATATTGACCATTGTTCAACTCAATGAGGTTATGTGACTTGTGTTCAGCGGGATTTTCGCTTGTTGCGTAGTCAATAACGTCTGGATCTTGATGATAATTGTCTATTGTACAGATATATGTTCCCTTTTGTATGCCATGATCCCTAGTATATAGTTCAAAATCCATAGATCCAATGAATTGTTTTTGAATCGATACAACCCCATAGTCCATACAGTTCCAAAACTGTAGATTTGGGAGATCCATATCAGGATCAGGAAGTTCTGGCTCCGAGAGAAACGCGCTGATAGGCAACTTATCATACATTGCCGCATACTCTGGTAAATATGTCTCAAAATAAAAAGTACGCCCAGGCATCGACTTACACGATACCCAGACGCCTTTAACAAATTCACCATGACCAAACTGATGATCAGTAAGATATTCTTTACGAACCCAAACCTCAACAGCAGGAAGGTTACAGATTAACGCTGCCATAGCAATAGATCTTAACTATTACTATTTACATGATCAACGCCCTTGTCCGCGATAACGTTTTGGCTTAGAGTTCCGAGATGTCGCGGCGTATTTGGTGTGCTGTCCGCTTCCTTGCCGAGTTTTTTTCGGGGTAGACTCGATGAACTGAGTGCCCATCATAGACTTTTTAACTTTTGCCATAATTAATCAAGAATTGGTTCAAGTGAGATAAATGAAGGATTTATGGGTTCTCCTTCATAATAACGTTCAGAGAGGTCTTGTAGGACCTCTGTGGACTCCTCCAGAGTGATTCCCTGAAGGAGTACCTCGCCATTATAACAGATGTTATAAAGGATATCCATCAGATGATACGCATCTTTTCGTGACCAACACGAATACGAGGGTCGCACCAGGTTTCGACACCTGCTTCCTTGGCATCCAGACAGAACGATACGTCCTCTCCGCACATATCTTGAACTCCACCAGATTCAAAGACTTGCATCTTAGGAGCAAACCAAGGGTATTCGAGACGCTCAAAGACGCCCTTACGAATCAACACCCATCCAAAACCAGTGTAATCA